GCGAGAATCATCGACAAGTTCCACGTGATCAAACACGCCAACGAGGCCGTCGACAAGGTCCGCAAACAGGAGGCCCGCGGCAACGCGCTGCTCAAGCGGACCAAGTACCTGTGGTTGAGGAACGAATCGAACCTGACCGGCCTGCAATTGGAAACCAAGCGCAGCCTGCAACGGCGACGATTGAAAACCGGACGCGCCTGTCAGATGCGCGAGACCCTCCAGGACATCTACGGCACCAGCGCCGATCGAGCCGAGGCCGAGACGGCCCTCAAGCGTCTGTGCTCGTGGATGACGCGCTCCCGACTCGAACCCATGAAAGAGTTCGCCCGCCAGATACGCCGCCACTGGCGGGACATCCTCGCCTACTTCGACCACCCCTACACCAACGCGATCCTCGAAGGACTCAACAGCGTCATCCAGAACGTCAAGACCCGAGCCCGCGGATTCAAGAACATGGACTACTTCAGCACCATGATCTACCTGACCTGCGGCAAACTCGACCTCAGCACCGTCACCACCTGACAGACCCACCCACACCAAACAGCGAAAGGCCGAATTTTATGTCCCATGCTTGATTATCATGGTTGCATCGGTAGGGACGATAGAAAGATGTCGTCCGGTGAGCCGCTACCTAGACTCAGCGCATCATAAATATTGTCGGAGGCATGTTCATTGACTTCCTTCGTTTTGGTGTAGTCATGAATGACGAAGCCGACCACGGCGATGATCACCGCTGCGATAAGAATGCTCACAACGGATTTGCCGATGCCGGTATCGTGATTGTCGGATTGAGAATCCTTCTTCCTTATCTGCTGTTCCTGCAATTCCACGAGTCTTTTCTGTGTCTCCAATAGCTGGCGTTGCAGTTCTTCCTGCGTCATTTCCGGCTTTGACTTGTCCGGTTCCGATTCAGGCCGATTCTGTTCAGGCTCGCTCAAAATTATTCCCTTCTATCCATTGAACTGGTGCCTTAATCCTAACTCGATATGGTCAGGTTGTCGTGCAGCCAATGCCGGTAATCCTGCAGAACGCTGACGGTGATACCGAGTTCCTGCGCCATCGCGTACGGTTCTCCCCCGTACAAGTCCTCGGCGTGCATATAGTCCACGGGGTTTATCAACGCCAATGCGGTCTCCTTGCGCGTCAGGCATTCCTCCTTCTCACGGCTCAACAGACGCAGCCCGTCATCGAAGTGCTTGGCGTGGATAAGCTCATGCTGCAATGTACATGCCCGTTGTTCCATGCTCATTGTGGGGTCAATGTAAGCGGTGCGGGTGATGGGATCGTATTCCCCGCACTGCGAACCATCGAACTTCCTATCCTCTATAAGTACTCCCATATGACGCGCCTCACCGGTGAGGTCAGTCCATGTTTTCACGCCCGGACTCCGCATTCTTGTTCTTATCCTCATAGGCCGCTTTCTCGATCTGAATCTTCTTGCCGAGAACATCTTCAAGCTGGGAAGCGACTGAGGCATATTGCGTTTGAGGCTCCGGCGCAGAGGCTTCTTCCAGAATAAGGAAAGGATCGCACCCTAAGGCTTCGGCCACTGCGTCAATATCTTCGGTGTTGAAGCATCGTTCACCACGCAATTTTGCGTAATAGGAATTACGGCCTATCCCTGAAGCTTTGCATAGGTCATCGATGGTCATTTTGGCGTCTCTGCGCCTGTTTTCAATTGTCTCTATCACTCGTTGAGTGAACTGCGATTCATATTTACTCATAACTACATTGTACCGAATTTCGGTACGTTTGTAAATTTCGTACCGTTTCCGGTTGACAAGCCGTACCGTATGCGGTACGTTAAAGATATGCAAACGAAAACAAAGCTTTCAAAAACTTCGGTGGGACTGATTCAAGCAGTTCGTGCTGAGGCAGCAAGACGAGGGGTAAGCACCCCGGAGCTTGCCAACAGAGTGGGGCGCAACAAGAAATTCTTCTACGACCGCTTCAATTTCAGGAAGGCTTTCTCCACCGACGATCTCAACGACATCGCCGTGGCGCTTGGCATAACAATGGCAGACATCATCAGTTCAGCTCGCTTAGCCGCCGGCATGAAGTCTCCTGACTTGGAGGTAACAGCATGAGTGTCTATCAGACCCCAACTTGGACTCGCCGCCACGCGAGACTGACTGGCTCCCCCCAGTCAGACCCACGTAGCGACATGAACGCCAGCCGCCTCACGAACGGGTTTGCTGCAACTGAGATTGCAGCACGGCGTTTTCACGAGAGATATGGACGATTGCAGCCGCGAGATTCGCTAGACCGTACGCCATCTTCCGCTGAGCTGGGTCAGCTGACAGCCTTGCTGCTGCATTGAAATCATCGCAAGCGGAACTTGCATAGTTCTCCGCTTCACTAGCCATAAAAATCACCTCCTCTCCGAATCGAGAAAACAATGCTTAGTCAGAATCGTAACCTCTCCCAGAAGCTCGTTGTGGAGGAACGTCGCACCCGTGAATACTTCACCGGCAACGTCACCGAAGATGGTCTAATCAACGCGGAAATCGACACCGATTACGGTGCCCGTCCCCTCACTCCGAGTCAGGCGCGTTTCGTCGCCAAGGCCCTTGAAGACCTGGCCGACTGCGCCGACGAGAAGAACGAGGAATAACAAAGTCTTGCCGTGGCCGGTCGGTTCCCTTATTCACCAAACAAGACTACAGGCGAACAAATACTGACCATACTACGACCGTTCACGGCAACCATCGGCCCGTCCCTTGGCGATTAGGGGGAATCGGAGACGCCGACAAACCGTCACCCATTAGACACTCCTGTCTCCGTTTGAAATTTCATGACGGTTGGCGTGGGAAGTTCAAATCTTCCACGGGCCACGGAAAGGATAAATGATGAACACCAAGGATTATGGACATCACTGTTCGGGCTATCAGCACCCTGACGGTTCGCCCACACGCTATGAGACACGGGCCGTGAGCCTGTGCATGGCGGGCTTGGTTCTTGGTGTTCTCACGCTTCTCTTCCAACCCAGTGCGGGCCCGTGGAGCATTCTCGCGGGTTTCCTGTGCTGTTCCCCCGTCGCCCTGTGCTTCATGTTGGACGACGAATAACTGAAGATTTCCGGGCGTGGTCTTTTCCTCATTTCTAACTCGTCCGGTGGTAGCCAAGCGCACGGTGGCCGCAGCCGAGAAGCCTTCCAATGGTCATGGACTTCAAAGACTGCACCGGGTTCGACTCCCGGCTTGGCGCTCAGAAAAATTGAACCCCTTCGCGTCCTTGCGTCGGAAACCAACAAAACAGTTTCGGACGTGTCAGCACCGGCGTAGAAGGACAACCAAATAATCAAGCCCAGTGGAGGGAAACAATCATGGAAATCACACCATCAGACCAGATGAGACTGCTCAACGAGGCCCGTGGACTATTGCCGCAGGACGAGCTCGAACACCGCGCGAGGCAGATACTCGACTCATATACGCCGAACCAGCAGCCCGCGCCACAGACACCGGACTCCCCGCGACTTATCATCAGCGACTTCCTGCGTTCCAAAGGATTCGAGCCGATGAAGAAAAGCGCGTTGCACTTCGGCTCCCGTTTGGCCGAGAACTACAAGATGAAGTTCGGCGCCTATCCGCCGAAGCACGGGAAGGCATACGTCTACTACGAGATCGACCGGCCTCTCATGGAGGAGACGTGGGCTCAGATTCAGACGGAGGATGCGGACTGATGGCATCTGATTTCAACTCTGTCGCCAGAGCCATCCGTTATCTCGGTGATTGCGTCCGTTATCTCGCGGACAAGTATGTGGCCGTGAACGATCGCGTGTACTCGGATTGGAACGAGGCGTCGAAGGTCGTCGGGGACGTTGGCCGTGACCATGTGGCCGATTATGCGGAGGCGTCACACAAGCAGGGCAAGTCGCGTACTTGGCGTCACAGTCACCTGATGGAGCGCGAGGAGCAATTGTCGTTGCAGTCGAGGGGTTCTCATGTTGACTCCGAATGATGTCCGGCACAGAAAGTTCCGCACGTATCGTTCCCTGCTTCACGGCGAGGTCTACGACATGGAGGACGTTGACGATTTTCTGGACGCGGTGGCCGACACCATCGAGGTTCTGGGCAAGGAAGCACTCAAGGGAAAGGATGAATGATGACCGTCAAGCAGATGCCTGATGACGAGTATTTCGCGTTGGACGCGATAGATCAGACCTCGTTGAAGAAGTTTCTTATCAGCCCGTTGGTTTACTCGGCTTATCTGACCGGCGAGCATGGGTATTCTTCGGCGTTGGAGTTCGGCAAGGCGGCTCACAGCATGGTTTTGGGCAGTGGCCCGCAGGTTGTGGCTAAACCGAATCTGCGTACCAAGGAGGGCAAGGCTCTTCGTGACAGGCTGGTCGAACAGTATGGTGCGGATGACATCGTGTGGCTGTCCGCCGATGATGTGGAGAAGGTTCAGGCCATGCGGGACATGGTTGGAGACTTTTTCACAAAGCTGGATGGTCAGCCGGAGGTGGCGATGATCGCCACCGACCCCGATACCGGGTTGTCGATTAAGGGCAAGGCGGACTGGTTGCCGTCCACTCCCGACCCGGATGGTGTGCTGCGTATCCGTGATTACAAGACCACGGTGAAGTCGCCGGACGAGTTCGAGCGTTCCTGCTGGCAGTACGGGTATCACATTCAGGCCGCGTTCTACATGCGTCTCTACCGGTTGACGATGCCCGAATATAAGGGGCCGTTGGGTTTCGAGTTCGTCGTGCAGGAGAAGAATCCGCCGTTCGATTGGAGGGTGTGGCGGTTTGACGAGCATTCGCCCATCATCACCGAACTGGCGGAACCGAAAATCTGTAAGGCGTTGAAGCAGATCAAGTCGTTCCGTGACCTGTATCCCGACCCGTTGGAGGCGATGCGTGGCTACGGGCTGTCGAAGGTGCCGCAGGAGATCGCGTTCCCCGATTGGAGATTGGTTCAGGAAGAGGAGGAAATCGAATCATGGCGGTAATCAAGAAGGACGCTAAGGGCGGGCGTGGCACGTATGCGACCCTGGCTCAGGTCGTGAACTATGTGGACGAGCAAGGCTACGAGCTGCAATGGCCGACCCAGTTGATTGACGGACGCCTGTATGTGGATACGGCCGTCAAGAAGAAGGGCACGGACAAGTGGATTGCCAGTAATTGCCTTATCCCCGTAGAGGTGGGAGATTCGCGTGGTATGAGCGTCATGCAGGCCCTCGGTTCCGCGTTGACGTATGCGCGACGCTACAGCACTTGCGGCGCGTTCGGACTGGCGACCACGGATGATGACGGTGAGACCAGCGGCTACAAGAAGCGTTCCACCAAGGGCATGACCGACGAGCAGCAGCAGACGATTGACCGGATTCTCCAAACCATGCGTATTCCCGATGGTCAGGAGAACGGTTTCATCAGCAGCGTGCTGCAACGCAACGTGGTCTACGGGAAACTGTCTGAATCGGACGCGGCCACATTCATCGAATCGTACAACCGCAACAAGGAGAAGGAGCCTGCCCTCCAGTGAGCTTCACACCGAAACCTGGCTGCAAGTGCACCAGATGCCTGTGGGCTCACGGGGACAAGATCACGCTCCCCCAATGCCCCACATGCGGTGCCGTTGATTGCGCCGGAGCCCAATCACACATGCTGGTCTGCAACAGGCGGGCCATGGAGAAACACAAGACGAATAATTACAGGAGGAATGCGTAATGGCCGGAGAACCAAGCATCGAGCTTGCCGGATATGCGGGCGAGATCAGGGATTTTCAGGATTCCAGTATTCTCAACGTCAGCGTCCATCCGGGTTACATGGATAAGAACACGAACCAGTGGGTTGACAAGGAGCCTCAGTTCTATGGTGTGCGTCCCTTGTCGAATCAGGCGAAGGATGCTTTGAATCAGGTTCGCCAGTTGAAGTCCCAGCCGAACATGAGCGTGAAGGTTCTTGTGAACGGCAGCTTGTCCAAAAGAGTGTCGGAAAAGGATGGGAAACGGTATGAGAATTGGGATGTCGCGGCCCGCACCATTGCGGTGTTGAGCGCGAAACCCAAGGCCCAGCAGTCTGGTTTCCAACAGTCGCAGCAGCAGTATCAGCAAGGATTCCAGCAGCCGCAACAGGGATTCCAGCAACCGCAACAGCAGTATCAGCAGCCTACGGACCCGTGGAGCCAACCCCAGGACGAATACGGAAATGGGCAGATCTAACCCGTCCCAACACGTCAAGGATTTGGTGGACGCACGCGACCAATACCGGTGCGTCCGCTGCGGCAAACCATTCCATTGGAGCGGTTTCAGCCGGCATCATCGCAGACTCCGGTCACACAAGTGGCCGGGACTGCATGAGGCGTCGAACCTCATCTTGGCGTGTGGGAGTGGCGATACGGGATGTCATGGGTGGATTCACGCCCATCCGCGTGAGGCCATGAGCTTGGGGTACATCGTGAGCGGTTTCAACGATCACCCCGAACTGGTGCCGATTCTCACCGCCCAACATGGTTGGGTGCTTCTGGACGATAAGGGAGGTTGGACGCGATGCGAACCGCCGAAGCAGTAAGCCTGTTGTTCATCGACACCAACACCGCCATCCAAACCGCACTCCAACACGGCTGGCAAGAAGGCAACAAAGGCATCCAACGAAGCCACCTCTACTGCCCCACACACAACGAAAACCAATAAAACACCAACAACCAAAAAAGAAACAACGCCGGCGCTCGCCGGCATAGGGAAAGGAGAGCCGATGACCGCACTGCTTGTTGGACGATTGCGCGAACTCGCGACGCAGACCCATCTGCTCGAGAAGAAAGTGGATGCTCTCGGCTGGATGGCCGCCAACGGCCCGCAGACATTGAAATCAATGACCCGCGCCCAGGCGCATCTCATGCTCGCCGAACGCGATCTGCAGGACGCAATCGAAAACAACGAAAAGGAGGAGAATGACAATGAGCGAGAAACCCTTCTGGGAAGGCAAGACCTGCGAGGAGATGGCCGGACTGCACGTCAAGGCCACATGGAAGAACGGCACCATTGTTACTGGAGTGTTAGATGACACAGGAGATATTGATTTAGGCGATAACCGTTCTTTGTACACGTCACGTAGCTATGACTCTTCCTGTGATTTTGAGCCAATAGACAATATCCAATCCATCGAACTGTTGGATGACCCCGAGTATGAGCGCATCGACAACATCGAAAACGTGCAGGTGGGCGATATTGCCTGCACGACGGAGGGAAACCATTTCCGCGTCATCGATCTCAAGCCTGACCCTCTAGGCGACATGCTCCTGCGTATCCGCATCAGCGAGATAGACGGTGAGTACTGCATCGACTCCGATGATTTCGCCTACGCTTTGCGTCGGAAGCCGAAGCTGCCCGACCATGACGGGTTGTGGTGGGATAAGGACAATGCCTTGTGGAGCGTCGCCATCTCCGGCATGGACAATTCGAAGTTGGTCGCTTTGCTTATCGGTGACCCGGAATCCCCCGTCACCGGGTCTGTTTGGTCGGGCCTCAACAGCAAGCACGTGACCTCTCAAGCTCCGTTCCGTCCGGCCAAGGCGGTGGAAGCATGAACATCCACCCGATCATTGATGAACCTCCATCGTTTCCGCAAACTGTCTTACGCCTGCTCACAGGAAGCACTCATTGCTGTGACTGGTGCGAGAAACGCTGGATCAAGGTTCACCGCACTGGCCAATTGGAATGCCGAAACCGTCGATGTCCCTACTGCGGGCAATACGGATGCCCCCGAGCCGAAAAACACTGGAAGAAATGCCCCGTGTGGAATCCCATGACCCCGCCTGCATGGCTATACCCCGTGTTGAATCGGCTCTGCGAAAGAGATCTGCAACAACGAATGGCGAAGAAATCGAGGAATGATGCGTGACACGATTCTGTGCCTATGCGACCTGACCGGTGTCATGGCCCGCCCTTGGGTGGAACACGGGTATCAAGCCGTGTTGGTGGACCCGCAGCATGGTTGCGACCATGAAGACGGTGCCTACCTGAAACTGGCTTGCACCATCGAGGAAGCGTTCGACCAGATCAGCGTGCTGGTACGTTCGGGGCGTCTCGCTTTCGTGGCCGGTTTCCCTCCCTGCACGGACATGGCGGTGAGCGGCGCTCAATGGTTCGCCCGCAAGTACGAGGCCGACCATTTGTTTCAGGCGAAGGCCGTTTCCGTGGCGGAGCAGTGCCGGGTGATCGGTGAGATGAGCGGTGTCCCCTACATGGTGGAGAACCCGGTGAGCGTACTCAGCCGTGTTTTTGGCAAACCCTCCCACACGTTCGACCCGTGCGACTACACGGCCTACGAGCCCTTGGACAATTACACGAAAAAAACGTGCCTTTGGACGGGGGGGGGGATTCCAAATGCCGCCTCGCAACCAGGACATGACTCTTCCTCCCGCTGACCGGAATCGTATCTGGTACATGAGCGGCAAGGACAGAGCCAACAACCGAAGCAAGACGCCGCTCGGCTTCGCCCGCGCGGTTTACGAAGTCAACCAAGGAAAGGCAACGGAAGAATGAATCTTTTAGATGAAACCAAGAGTGCGATCTCACGAAGCAAGCATTCGACCGATGACGTTCGATTCGTAGGCTCCCGCGACGAGAAGCTGGGAATTCCGTGGAGTCAGGCCGAACCGGTGCTTGACATCGATTACGACGACGGCTACGGCTCTCAGGAGATAGCCGCCGATCTGGTCGTGGTGTTCACGGATGGCGGGTTCCTGCGCCGCGAGGAATACGACGGCAGCGAATGGTGGGAGTACGAGCCACCGTTCAGAGTCCCGGAGACGCAGAAACCGTTCAGGCTCGTGAAGCTGACCTATCCCGCGGACTCGCTTGAAGACATCAATTACCCGATGGAGGCAACGGAAGAATGAGCGACATGAGGAGCTTCATCAAGGTTAGCCATGAACGTTTCACTTTGATTCTGCGCAAGGGGATGCTCCCGTTCCACTGGATTGCGGAATCCCACGTCTACCCGGACAAAGGTTATGTCACGGCGGTGCGAGAGCGCACCAACTACGGCGCAGTATGGGCATTGAGCAGTAGTGGCGCTCTCGATCAGGTCATGCTCTCGATCTGGGAGGACATCGAATGGTTGGACGAAAGGATGGACTGATGCGTGTGCATCGTCCGAGACTACAAAACCAAACCGAAGGAGACAACCAATGAGTGATTACAAGCAGCGGATGATCCGCGAACATCGAGAATTGCAGGAGCGTATCAGCAAGCTGGCGCACATGCTTGAGGGCTACGCGGAGGGCACGTTGGACTTCACGCCCGCGTGCTCCTTCCAGCTCCTTGAAAGCCAATTGTACGCGATGGGGACATACGCGAACATCTTACAGGAGCGTGCGCGTATCGAACAGGTGGATTTGAACGCGCCTCTTGAGGGAGGTGAGTCTGGTGAGGTTCCACAGGATTAGCCCGTGTCCTCGTTGTGGGGGCAAGGTCAAGGCGAAATGGGAGGAGCAGCATTATCTGTCCGCTTTGGTCTTCCGGTGCGGCGGATGCAGGTATAAGCCGTATGCTCTCGCGTTGAAGTCGAAGCCCGCAGTGGAGTGGGAGTGGCCGAAAGACATGATGCTCGCCGCCGCCATCCGTCGTTGGAATGCGATGTGCAACGGGGACAAGCGTTATCGGTTGATCTACGAGAGTCTGGGAGGCAGACGATGAGTGTCCTGTATCACGGCGGCGTACCCGATCTGAATACGGGCGACATCATCGAGCCCGGTCACAGCCGGGACAATTTCGACGACTGCCCGATATGCCGCGCCCGACGCGAGCAGGGCGCGGACGCACCCATCGACGCGACACTGCACCCCGACCAGGTGTACTGCACCCCCGACCGTCTCTACGCGCGCTTCCACGCGAGCATGTACGGGCGCGGGAACGTCTACCAGGTGCGACCGGCCGATTGCACGCTCACCCGCAGCGGCGAGGATTCCATCGAATCCTACCGGTGTGACCGGCTGGAGGTGGTCAGGGTGGTGGACGTGCACGTGACGCTGACATGGAAGGAACGCCGCAAACTCGCCCGCAAGTGGGCCAAGGCCGACAAGGAACGTGACGGCAAGGCGTTAGACCCGAATCCGGTGCCGCGCAACGCGACCCCTGAAATGCTAGCCCGCTGGCAGGAAAGGGAAATCGCACTCGCAGAAAGACAGATGGGAGGCGGACGATGAATGAACCGTTTGACGTGCAGAAGACCATTCACGACCGCATTGTGATGCACTCCAAGTATGGCGTGCAGGGTGCTTGGAATGACGGGTATATCGCGGGCTTGTCGGCCGCATTGTGGGCCGTGGTAACGGCTGACGGAGTGAACCGTACCGGCTGCAAGCATTTCGATCTGCACAATCCCGGACAAAAGGAGATGGGCCTTGAGCATTGAGACGGAATCGTTCGACTTGACCTTTGGCAGCATCCACTATGCCGGCACGAGGCTCACTATCCCGATTGACGATGACGAATACATGGTTTATCGGGTAGAGATCGCCAATCATCGGCGTGGCTCTTCCAGCTTGGTGACGTTTCACCTCGACCGGGACGACTCCCGCCCGGAGCACAAGACCGTTGGCCAATCTGCAAGCGCTTATCTGAGCGTGGACGAGGCGAAACAAATCATGCAGGCACTGCAACAGGCAATCAAGGAGGCGGACGATGAGTGACAAGGCGATGCCGTTGGGCAGGAAGTTCAAGGTTCGGTTGACCATCACGCCGGAGGAAACCGGAACGCCCGTGGACATGCTGGGATTCACGTTCACCAGCGGCCGGAACGGGCATACGGAACTGGACGCAATGTACAGCAACATTCCCAAACTGGTTGACGACGGGCTCGACTCACTGTCGATTCTTGTGATCTTCAAAACACTGGAGATGTGGGCCCAGAAGGGATATGAGCTGTGCCAGCCCATCGTTCAACGATTTTACGGAGGCAGACGATGAGCTATAAGGCGAAGATATTCACCCGCGAGGAGTTTCGAGAGGTCGTCGCAGCCGCCATCTACGACTACGAACAAGCGCCCGCGAAATGCCTCTACACGACCAAGGATGCGGCAGACCAACTCTACGGCCATTACGGCGAGGAAACCGAGGTGGAGGAATGAACGGAGTACAGCTTACCAACCATCTGACCGCGCAATTCAGGGCCTCAGCCCTGAGCCGGTACGAGGCCAGAATCACCGAGGACGGCGACTTCAGAGCCTACATATACGCCATGAGCCTCAAACGTCTCAAACGCAAGTGCGAGAGGTACGCGAAGCGTGAACGCAAGGCCATCGCATATGTCGCCACGCTCAAGGAGGAATCATGAGCGTAAGTAGTCTCAAAACGCGAAGAAGGAATTGAATTGAGCGGCTGGCGTGACAAGGCCGCGTGCCGTGACATGGACCCTGACCTGTTCTTCCCAACCACGTCCAGCGAGGAACGGTTGGCGCTCAAGGCCTGCGCCCAATGTCCGGCGATATGCGAATGCGCACGGTACGCGGCGCAACACGACAGAATCAGCGGCTACCCATTGCAAGGCGTATGGGGTGGCGTGAACAGGAGCAGAAGAAGGAATCGAAATGAGTGACAAGGATATGGTCACGGTTTACGAACGACGTGACGGCAGCAAACCCGGATTATGGTCCGTGTACCGGTATTTGGGGTGGGACGTGTTTTTCTCGTTCTCCCTCGCGGTGGGCATCACGTCAAAGAATACGATGATGGCCATTGTTCAAGCGTTTTGTCTGCTGGTTTTTCTTGGACTCACCGTCTGGCAGTTGAACCATCTGACCTGGAATGTCGTGGAGTACACGGTGAAGATTTCCCACGATAAGGCAGAGGAGGTCGTCAATGAGTTGGCTTAATGACTTCTACCGGATAGTCGGCAAAGGCGACGTGCGGGACTCCGATTTCATTCTCAACGGCGAAAGCTTCTACTGCCCCCAATGTGGCAGACACCTGAAGGCTGCTACAGGAACCGTGAAAGGCTCCGAGGAGAAACGCTATCGGTTCAAATGCGTTGACCGAATGCATTACCGCACCAAGTGGCATGAGTCGTATCAGGCCGCGTTGATGGAAATGATCGAGACGTTCGAGAAAGGGGAAACCGTATGAGCAAGCCGAGTAAACGCGCGTGGGACATGCTTATCGAGAACCCGAACCGTCCGGCCGATGAGGTTCGTATCGCCACCGGCCTGAAGGTGGAGATGATCGAGCAGATTCGTAGTGACGTGTTGAAGCGTCTCAGGGACAACCCGGAGTTCTGATTATGCGTCCGAGTTATCTACCCGTCCAGTACGAGCATTGCCCGTATTGCGGAGGAATCATGAACATCTGGGGTCATTGCATGGATTGCCAGTTCCATGATGACCCGACCGAATACTGGAGGGACGAATGAGCAGAGCCAAGCAGCGTGGGACGCTTTTTGAGTCGGCCATAGTCAAATATCTGCGTGCCCGCTTGGGTGATACGGAGCAGACCATACACCGTGAGGTGTTGCATGGCGGAGGCAACGACCAAGGCGACATCACCGGCGTGCGTATCCACGGGCAACCCGTGGTCATAGAGGCCAAAAACTACAGCACGTACAGCGGGCACCTCAAGGAATGGATGCAGGAGGGTCGTACCGAAGCGGGTAACGCGGACGCGCCCTACTGGTTCGTCGTATTCCACCAGAAAGGCGTCGGATTGGACTCTTTGAAGAGCATGGACAACCAGCCGGTAGTCACCGATCTGAAAACGTTGGCTCTCATAGCCGGGCATGGGGTGATCGAGGGAGACGAGGAATGAGCGAGATTGACGAGTTCATCAAGACGGCTCGTGCCGGTAAGCCCGTCTACCTGACCGCCGAGGAGAAACAGGCGTTGAGGAATCATCGGGCTTATCTGAAGCTCAAGGCGAAAGACCCCGACTATTTCTCGAAAGCCCGTCGTGAGGAACGGCGCAAACGCAAGGAGGAACAATGAGCTACGACCTGTATGTGGTACGCCCTGATATTCCAGAGGACTGCTGGTATTACGTGTGCGACCGTGACCATGAGGAACGCTCCTACGACCAGTATGGCCGTTATTTCAACTACACGTATAATCTCGGCCCGTTCTTCGACGCCTATCATGTTCGCCCGTCAACCGACTTGGACGGCAAGACCGGTAGGGAATGCGCCGAACTTATACGGCAAGCCCTCATGAGCATCTACGTTCAGCCGTTGCATGAGCTGCGTTCCGAATACAATCCGCGCGACGAGAACGGCGAGTTGGTTGATTGGGGCAGTGTGGACGGCGCAATCAAATGGTTGGAACGGATACACGACTACTGCCGTGAACACCCCGACTATGTTGTCAAGGAACGCTCCTGATGGGAAACAGTCACAACACGACACCCACCAAGTGCATCGACTGCGGGCGAATCCGGCCACGTAACCAGATGTGCAGCGGGCCCCGTTGCCGCAACTGCCATATCAAGGCCGACCCCATACGGTTGGCGAAGCATAGAGCCGGAAGCGCGAAATAGGCAAGGGAGCATAAAACCAAACGCACTCCCCCATTGCCCATCCAAGAGGGCGGCATGGTTTTCGCCGGCCACCCCATCGACATCGATGACCCGTATCTGCGCGAATTCATCGAAAAGGCAAGGAGAACATGATGGAAGATAGGAAACTCGTTGATTTCGCCCGTTGGCTGAACGATCATCCGGGCGAATGGAATCTTTGGCCGTATCTCATTCCGATACAGGCCGACCGCAGGGATACCGTCGCATCGATGAGGCTTGTCATGGAACGCATCAAAAACCATCAGTACGACGAGTTCCGCGTGGACACCGTATTGCTCGAATACGAACTGTTCAACGGTTTCATGGGTTTCGACACCAACAGCGTGCATGAGAACGGTCTCGCGTTGAAGATGAGGCTCAAGGCATGACCGCGCGTGGAGATGACCGCAAGCTCATGCATTGGATAGCCTCGCACGGGTACACGGTGGTGCGCGCCAGCAGCGGCCACTGGAAGATATTCGATGACGGCGTGCTGCTCACGGCGACGAGCGGCACGCCATCGGACTGGCGAAGCCGCCACAACTTCATCAAGACGTTCAGGAGACGATCATGTCAGACCCCGTGAACCCGGAACGGCTGCTGGAGGAGGCGGAATGAGCATCGTCGGCTTGGCGCATTTCATCGAACTGGCCGTGTTCTTCATCATCGGGATACAGGCGTTCCGCTACCTATTCAGGAAATGGAATATATCCCTATCCGATGAAGGCGGCGACGCGATGACGATCGTTGCCTTCAGCTTTGGATTGATAGCGGCTTTCGCAGCGCATGGCGTCTGCTGGGCGTTCATGCAAATGGTGTTCCCCGATTACACGTACTAGCTGATAGGAGCATGACAATGGTACGCAAAGGATACGTTCAACTGGTCAACAGCTTCTACATGAACCGTAAGGTACGCAAGCTCAGGCACACATGCCCGAGCGCAATAGGCGCGTTCACGATGATGCTTACTTTCTGCGGAGACAATCTTTCAGACGGACATATCAGCGAAGACGATGCGTTTTACGTGTTGGATATCACCGATTCAGAAATCGATGCGCTTTGCGAAGTCGGCATGATCGAGCCGGACGGGAACAACGGGTACTACATTCACGACTATCTCGCACACAATCGAAGCCGCGAACAGGTGCAGAAGAAGCGCGAAAGCAATGCTGAAAATTACCGAAAAGATAAAAACGAGGCGAAAACCTCCGATTCAGATAACTTTCAGACGGCTGAATCGCGTCTGAATCGGGACAAACACCAGAACACCAGAACACCAGAAGAATTATCTAAAGATAATTCAACTCCCCCTACCCCCTCGAAGCCGGACTTCGGTAATCTGCTTGACCGTATCGAGGCTTTCTATCCGACGAACAGGTTTGACGGGAAAACCTCCCAGTCCCGTATGCAGCTGGAGGTCGATTGGCCGAAGATCGTGAAAGCCGCTGGAGACTCCGACCCGAGCATGTTTCTCGAAGCCAAGGCTCGAGCGTATGCGGAGGCCACCGACGAGCAGTACGTGAAAACGTTCAGCCGGTTCATCGGCGGTGAACTGTACGCCCGCAACTGGGAGAAACCCAAGCCCGAAGCGCCGAAGCCACGACCAGGGCAACCGTTGAAATCCCGAAGCCAGCAGAACCTTGAGGCGAATCTGGCGAAAACATGGCAGTACATGACACCCGAGGAACGTGCAAGATACCAGCAGCAGGGAGGTTTCAATGCTCAGCAGGGGTGAGGCAGCAGCCGTATTGTCGCTTATCAACGCGCATCACGGCAACGCGCAATGGGATGACGTTCAGCTTGAAGCGTTCCATTCGGAACTGAGGACGGACATCACCGCCGCCGAGGCTCAGGAGGCGGTGAGACGCTTCTATGCGGAGAACGATACCGGCCGTTGGTGTGGTTCGGGTGACATCAACGCCATCGTCCGCCGACTGCGCGGCAAGGCGAAGCCCTCGGAGGCGGAGATCGCGCGTGAGTGCGATGCGCGGGGCTTGGAGGGTGACGCGGCGTGGCTGTACCGGCGTCAGCGCATGTTGGGCCGTCAACCCGAGGAGGCGGCTCGAATCACGGCCTCGAGTCGCAACCCGTTGGAGTTGGAGCCGGCGAAGCCGAAGCGGCGTACACCGGTACGGCATTTCCTCGGCGCGGGCGACTTGGGGTTGGGTGACATACTGCCGCGACACGCCGAACCACATTTGGAAAACTAGAGACGCCCGTGCATTATTGGTCTTGCTGACACGTCCGAAGCTCTTAATGAGTGAAGGTCTAGGTCAGTTTGTCTTTTTCCCCTGAAAACACGAGGCTCTGCCGCTATGACGGTTGCTGGCGGGAGATCGTGACCGACGCGCCGTCCATGCTCATCGGGCATGGGATACCCGAGAACCGGAGCCTGTTGTGCGCATGGCATGAACGCCAGCTCTCCAACGACCTGCAATGGTTGGAACGCAACCTGCCCGACCTGACCGAGTATCGCATCAACCGCGCCTACGGGCACAAGAACGGTGGCGGCGGGAACGCGGGCACGGCTCCAGCGCCCGTAAGGGAAACCCTGCACGACCTGCTGTACGCTGACGACGACCACGGCTATCCGGGCTTGCAAGGCACACTCTACGAGTGGGTGCGCAGCCTGAAACTGAACCTGCGTGAATCGGCGCCGCTGGCCGACATGGTTTACCGAATCGCCAATCACCCGAAACTCGACGAGCACCCGTCCACGCCCGTGTACGCGGAACCGGTTCACGGGCTGGTGCGCAAACTGCGTCGTTTCCTCACGGACGATGACGGGGAAACCGTATTGTACGGCTCATGCCCCGCCAACGGGTGCTTGGGCCAGCTCTCCGGCTACGTGGACGCGGAGACGGCGAAATGCCCGAAATGCGGGTTCAGTATGCCGGTCGCCCTTATCAGGGCGGAACGGGTGAAGCGTCTCCTCCAATCGGAGGCGGTGAGAACCCGTGGCGAACTGTTGGACATCATCAAGGCGTGCGGAATGCGCGTGAACCGCAGCACTTTGCGTAGTTGGATACATCGAGGCCAGTTGCCCCAGCAGGGCGAAGATGCGTACAGCAATCCGCTTTACCGGTTCAGTGACTTCTACCGTCTCGCGTCCGGCCTGTCGGAGGACGCGGACGTGTGGGAGATCATGCAGGTTTCGCAAAACCAATCCAAGGAAGGAGACAACAAGTGAGCAATCAGATTCAACCATTCGACTTCAACGGCATTCAGGTGCGTGTCCTAACCGACGAACACGGCAACCCGTGGTTCCTTGGAGCGGACGTATGCGCCATTCTCGGTACGGCCACCAACCATATTCGGGAATACCTCGATGCCGATGAAATCACCAATATCCGTAGTACGGATATTGCTCAGAACGGCGGCAAGGCACCCGTTTTCGTGTCCGAGTCCGGCTTGTACTCCCTCGTGTTACGCAGCCGCAAGCCCGAGGCTCGCGAGTTCAAACGCTGGGTGACGCATGAGGTGCTGCCATCGATTCGCAAACATGGCGCGTACATGACCGAATCGACTTTGGAAAAGGCAGTCACCGAACCCGACTTCCTTATCCGACTTGCCACACAAATCAAACAGGAGCGGGCGGAAAAGGAGAAGGCCCAAGCACAGGTCGAACGGATGCGTCCCAAAGCGTTGTTCGCTGACGCTGTGGAAACCTCGAAGACCAGCATCCTTGTGGGCGACTTGGCGAAAGTCCTGAAAGGCAATGGCGTGGATATTGGCGGCACTCGCTTGTTCGCGTGGCTGAGGGACAACGGATGGCTGATGAAAACCGGCAGCTCTCGCAACATGCCCACGCAGAAATCTATGGAATTGGGCTTGTTCGAGATCAAGGAAACCACCGTGGTTCACTCGGACGGTCACACGACCATCAACAAGACGCCGAAAGTCACGGGCAAAGGTCAGACGTTCTTCGTCAACAAGTTCCTCGGACACAGGGAGATTACTCAATGAGCATCAATCTTGGTACCACGGAAGTGGTATTGGGCTTGTATTCCAAGGCGCTTCAACTAGCCACGTTCACCGTGGAAGTCCCGGTGGTGGGCGAACTGGAACCGGACAGCGTGTTTATAGGTGACGACATGCGACCATGCGCGCACGCGACCGTGATGCCGCCGCCCGACGGTTCCGTCGAAAAGGCCGTTAGAGCCGGTGTTGAAGCGTTTCAGAAGGCGTTCAACGAGTCGATGGAATCGAGGGGCATGTGAACCGGCTGAAACGACTGTTGCACTTGGAGGAGCCGGAACCGGTCGAAAAACCGGAACCTGAACCACCGGTAGTGGAACCATGCCCCATCTGCGGACTCGTACCCAAACTGAAGCATGTGTGCGTCACCCGCAACTACCGCGACTACTGGCTGGAAAAAGACTCGTGGCAGCTCTTGGAATGGTGCGATCACGTCGAAAGCATCCTTTCGTTCGCCTCGTTTTTTGAAGACGAGAGTGTTCAGAAGTGGAATACCGGTTGCAGACGGTTGAAGGCAGTGGTTGACGAGCCGGTTCCCGAATGCCCCGCCTGCGGGGAGAAACCCGTCGTGCAAACGGACTCGGAGTCGGACATCCCCCAGCTTGTCTGCTCATGCAACGAACTGTTGGGCAACGATGGGATAACCAACGTCTATAAGCGCAAACACGAGTGGATACGTCGTTGCGTGGCGTTGAAACGCAAGCAGGACAACGTGAGTGAAATGGAACAACTGATCGGAGAAACACAATGAACGGACATTATTCGGTTATCACGAATTTCGGCTGTCATTGGACATGCCCCTACTGCATCGTAAGGAAAACCGGATTGAACGTGCCGGTGACAGACATGCAGGCCACGCTGCGGACCATCAGCCGTGAAAGCGAACGCCACCCCATGAGGTTCCTGAGCTTCAGCGGCGGCGGAGACCCCCTGTTCCCCATGCGCGAGCCGGAAGCGTCGAAACGTGTCGCCTTCTACCGGGAGGCGATACGCAGGGCCGGAGACTGGCTCACGGAAACCGAGATGCACACCAGCTACTTCCAATGCGGACGCAACGTGGCTCAAGTCATGCAGCAGGTCAGGTTCAGCCGCGTGGTGTATCACATGCGTCCCACGAGCTTGTCCGATGACGTGGCGTTGGCATTGCCCCGCAAATGGTTCGACGGTCAGAAGGTGCGTGTCGTGTACGTGGTCACTCCCGATTTCACGCCGGAGCGTATCGACCGGATAGCCGGTCTCGTGGCCGATAGCAACGTGGTTGATGAATTGTCGTTCAGGCAGAAGGTCAACCCCGACAACACTATCGACCACACGTGCGAGGAGTATTTGAAGGCTGGCCATCAAAAACGCTGGTGGTACATCCAACAGGATGATTACAACACGTATGTCGTGAACGACCGGCTTTACACACGATTCAGCGATATCGGCAAGGAGGACCACAGGTGAGCAAGAAGATTCGCGTCGCATGGGAAGACCTACAGCCCGGCGACCTGATTCACGTCAAAGGCAGTACGAACGTGTACCAGTTCATCCGCTTTACGGAAAACAAGTGTCAGGCTGAGGTAGGCACTTCTGGAGTCTGCGCCGGTTGGGGAGGGCGGAAAGTCCGGGACAATGAAGGTAAAGTTCGTTACTGGTTCGAGACAGGCCCGACAGCTATGCTCGTGGTCTCGCTCCTCGGTTTCGCCTATGCCACCCGTCCCGCGCCTAAGAAGATTGGGCTGGCTGGCTATTACATGCCGTTTGATTCAGGTGAATACTGGCTGAAAACCTCTTTTGGCTGGTGTCGAATCCTTCTCGTTCTCAATAGGGTTGGCCAGCCCGTTCAGCCGTTAAGCGTGGGATGGTACGACGGAGAAGCGAGTCATTGCCGTACATTCTATTCATGGCACGAAATGGTCGAATGCCTCCACCCACGTGAACTATTGACCGCTGAGGAATACTACACGCGCAAAGCCAAGGGGGAACTATGACGACCATTCAGGCAGCAGGGCATGATCGCCTGCTGCAATGCGTGGGCCAGCTACATGATCGTGCACATGCTGACCGCTTCGCTGCATTTGGCCGCAATGACACCCGCATTGACGGAGCAGCTGAACCATGCGCGCAAAACCATTCACGGCGGGCAATGAGCGCGATCCCAATCATCCTGTTCACGCTCCTACTGGGGGCCGTCGCCATCATCGAGAATCGGAGAAAACATTGACCAAGGAACCTGAGACGCTGTTTCCCCATCAGAGGTGCATCATCGACCTGACCGAGTTCGCGCACAAGGTCAGCGTGGAAGTCCGCGTGTACGATACCGAGGAAACCATGCGGAGAGCCGCCTGCATCGACTCGGTGGAATCCTCCATCGAATCCGATGACCTCGACAGGCCGATTGGAGATGCCGCGTTCGAAAACGGTACAGCCGGAATCACCCTCATGCAGTCCGCGACAATCGACACGCAGACCAATGTGGTGAAATACGGGAACTCCCCCATGTGCGTGATCTATTTGAGCCGCGAACACCTGCTGCCGGATATCGTCAGCCATGAATGCGTGCATGCTGCGATGGGCTTGTACAACGCCGAGATTCTCGGATACCGACACAAGGCCAAGGCATGCAAGCACATGACGGTCTCAAATGAGCTTGTCGCATACGTGCAATCCGAACTGTTCCGCTGCACGATGAAATTTCTGGACGGAGCCATCAAATCGGCAAAGGAGGAATAAGAATGCCGCCCTAGTGTGCTTCCACGAGAGGCAGCGGCGTCTTATAACACGCCTATCATAGCTTGAAACCCGTGAAAATCTATTTTTTATTGATCTTCACGGGTTTCAGTGAATGAAAAGCATGTTTTCGTATAATCGGGCCCACGTTTTCCACTTATCCGTCAAAGACCGGCACGTGAATCGTATTCGTATTCGTCATCTTCCATACCAATGAATATCGGTTCCACACCGAACATGGCCTTGAACAGTTCACGTGCGAACACATCCACTTCCTCTTTCGTAGGCTTGTGATCGTATTCCGGCCACGTGTTGAACCCATTCCAATTGCGGTTTATCGGCCATGCGCCTTGACGGGTTTCCAAACGCCATTTTCCGCTGGGCATGTGGACGATGGTGGTTTTGATGGACATGATAGTTCCTCCTGAAAGAATATTCGGGCATGACGAAACATCATGCCTCTTGTACTTGGTTCGCTAATTCCCAGAAGGCCACAAGAGAGTCCCGTGGCCTCCAGTGTATCAGTGTTTTTCGTATTCCTTGCATAGGTCGGCGGCGAACTTGGCGAGATTATCGGGGGCAAGCACATAGTTCTCCCCGCTCTCCCCCGCCTCGTCATAGTATTTCCACACCTCATGCAAGGCGGCTCTCATACGTTCAGCGTCCATTGATTACCTCCTGATTCCAGTCCAACATGTCAGCGGCCAACCATTGCCCGCCGCCTGAAGCATTGGCGTACAGCCAAGCCCCGTAAGAGATTCGAGCCGCCTTATCGCGTTTAAGCCATGCCTTCAGCCATATGAGACGCAGCTCCCAGCGTGGTATACGCCGCCACAACTCGGTGTTGGTGGCGGGGTCGAAACGCTCATAACGGTAGATCGCGGTAATCAATTCGCCCACTTTCTCTTGACATGAGAGCCGTCCTCGTAATCGGCGCTGACCATATCGTTGTCCAGTTCGTCAATGTCCAACAGGTCTCCAACGCCGTTTTCGTCAACCCAGTCGCTCAACTGGTTGAACGTCAAGCCTTTCGGCGCGGTGACGTGACGCTTCTCGATCTGCGTCACGCGCTGGTAAATCGTGTAGACTTCGGTTTCTTCATCCATGATGGAAACTCCCTTGTTATTGTCCGGTAAAACGATTAACGGGACAATAGACAGCTCTAAAGTCCCGTCTAAATGCTGATTTATCAGGTTGCGCCGTAATACCTCTTGCTTTAGCTATGGGGATATAAGGCGCCTCTGTCTTACATCCCCATATGCAAGTCTGTAAAGCATGGTATCATAGGAAGCATGGACACCACGACAGCCAAGCGGGCATACAGGTTCCGCTTCTACCCAACGCCGGAACAGGAGCAGACGCTCCGGCGCACACTGGGCTGCTGCCGCAAGGTGTACAACATGGCGTTGGACGCCCGCTCCGAAGCATGGACGGTCCGTCATGAGAGCGTGTCCTACGAGGATACGAGCCGGATGCTCACCGACTGGAAGAAAACCAAGGACTACGCCTACCTGCGCGAAGTGTCCTCGGTCCCGTTGCAACAGTCGCTGCGACATTTGCAGGCGGCGTACAGGAACTTCTTCGCCAAGACGGGAGACTATCCCCGGTTCAAATCCAAGAAGAACGGCGGAGCCGCCACCTATGCCGCATCCGCGTTCATCTGGGATTGGGACAAACGGGAATTGACTTTGGCGAAGATGCGGGAGCCTCTGCCCGTCCGCTGGTCGCGCACACTGCCGAGGAAAGCCCGGCCGTCCACCGTCACCGTGTCCCTAGACCCGTCCGGACGCTGGCACGTGAGCATCCTCGTCGAAGAGGAAGTGAAACATCTACCCGCCTCCCCAAACAAGGTCGGCGTCGATTTGGGCACCGAACACTTCGCCATCCTCAGCACCGGGGAGAAAATCCCCAACCCACGCCACCTCAACCGTTACCAGAAGAAGCTTGAACAAGCCCAACAAACTCTCTCCAGAAAGCAGAAAGGAAGCAACAACCATCGCAAAGCCCGTCTGAAGGTCGCCAAAGCGTACGCCAAGGTCAAGGACTGTCGAAACGACTTCCTCCACAAGCTCTCGACCCGACTCATCCGCGAGAACCAAGCGGTGGTCATCGAAGACCTTGCGGTCGAAAACCTGACCCGACGGTGCGCGCCGAAACCCGATCCGGAACATCCGGGCCATTACCTTCCCAACGGGCAAGCGGCAAAAACCGGTCTCAACAGGAGCATACTCGACACGGGTTGGAGACAATTCCGCACGATGCTCGAATACAAGGCCCAATGGTACGGACGCCAACTGACGGTCATCGACCGCTGGTACCCATCCAGCCAAATCTGCTCCACCTGCGGATACAACAGCGGCAAGAAACCATTGAACATCCGCCAATGGGACTGTCCCAAATGCGGAACCAACCACGACCGGGACATCAACGCCGCCAAAAACATCCTATCCGCCGGACTGGCGGTACGCGCCTGCGGGGACCCTCGAACCGCCGAAGCGACACTTCGGTAGGCGGGGAACAAGTCCCTTCAGGAAACCCTTGCCGCGAGACAAGGGAATCCCCCGGCTTCAGCCGTGGGGAGGAAGTCAAGTGAAAACCGCACCATAGAAAGCCCTATGATGCGGTTCTAAATGATGGTTTCTATAAGAATGACCCCATAGAACAAGTCCATGAGGCCATGAAAACGATAACGGCTATAACAATTCGCTTCTGAACAGCTCCGAATGGGAACCTATACGCACCATGCGTATGACGGCACGATTGCCGCGCTTCCAATACAGGACAAGCACGTCAACATCACCGGCCAGATGGAACTCCCAATGCCCGTTGTAGTTGCCGCCCGGGTTATCCAGCACATGAGGCCGGTATCCTTCGGGAAGTTCGCCGTTCTCGCGCAACAGTAGAATCGCGTCGTTCAGATCGTCGCACAGTTCAGGGTGTGTACGGCTCAGCCACTCATAATCGGAGTCGAACCGTGAATCGAACTTTATCGTATAGCTCACCGCGCACGCTCCCTGAGAACGCGCAGATGGTCAAGCACCTCTTCTTCTGTCCGGCATTCCACGGCATCGTCGGGCATCAGTCCCAGTTCCTTGGCCTCCGCTTCCACCATGGCCCTGCGCGTCTCCTCGGTCGGCACCAGTCGTATGCCCTCATATCGGCGCGGCCTGAACGGCAACCCGTTGTCCACCAGAGACTGGCGTAGGAACATGTTGACTGCGGTGCTCAGGCTCATGCCCATGGAATCGTAGAGCGCGGCGGCACGCGCCTTGACATCATCATCGATATTGGCGACCAGCTTACCCATAACAACCTCCTTAACGGTTAATAGATGGTATCAATTATATACCATATTTGGTTAAAAACGGAATGCCGTCCGGTGGAAGTGAGGAAAACACCGGGCGGCAGGAATCAATAGGCGGTAATGACGGCCACACGGCCATTGTCGGAATACTCCACCTTGCGAAATGAGTCAAGATAGGACTGCTCCGCAATATCGCCGCCTTCCATCGCCTCGCAATAGGCCCAACAAGGCACCCAATGCCAGAAACGCCAACCGAAGTGATGGAACGTGCACGGGTTGATCTCATGCCAGCAGACCAGCCATTCCACTGCGTAGGTCAGCCACTCCCAGTAGGCGCGGGGCTTGCTGATTCGAGTGTAACGGTAATGGTCATGCTTGTCTTGCATATAGTAAGTGGTCATTTGAAAAGCTCCTTAGAACAGCGGCAAAGCAAACCGCTTGTCGGGTAAATCGGTGGCGTTCAATGCCGCCAGAATCAGGTCAGACGTGTGGAGTGGAATGTTTGCGCGTACCGCCGCGATATTATCCGGCGTATACGCATAGCCAGAGGACTCCAGAACCTCACGAATCTTGCTAGTGGGTATCTTGACTTCCATCATTCCCACCCCAGCATGTCGTCGATGCACCAGCCGATAGCGCACTCATACCGGTCATACGTGGTGGAATACTTCTGTGAGAACGCCTCACGCGCCCTCTTGTCGAGCATGTCCAACGACAAACCGGTTTCGGCTATCTGCTGTTCCGCAGTATCGAAGTCCGGCGCGGTGTATGGCTTGTCCAGCTTCAGCATGGCACGACGGCGTAAATCATCGATAAAACCATGCTGGCAGTCGAAGATATCCGCCACGCTATCCGCGTTATCGGCGGCCATCTCGTAAGCCGCCTGCAACAACAGGCGTACGGCTTTCTCCCGAATCTCGCTCATGTCACGCCGCCTTAACCCACTTGTCGCGGACGGTAGCCACGTAATCGGCCACCGCCTTTTCCAACTGCCTGTCACTGCCACGCTCATAACGGGCACGGTAGGCGACAACGCACCTGCCATTGGCCGAAGCAACGTAGGCCACCTTGCGGCCCTTGCTGGTACGGAAGTGACGGATAGGGCCCAAACCTTGCAATTCGGGGCATTCCTTAGCCATCATCAGGTCAGGCATCGTACAATAGGAGACGGCGAAACTGTTCACCTTCGGCGGCACTTCGGGAATCTCCTGTGTATCCGGCGCGGGTTCATCATCCATGAACTCGTCTTCCAATATCGCGTCCTCGGGCATAGGCACCGGCCACTGAACATTGCTCGTGAAGCGTTCCTCCTCACACTTCCAGTTTGCATCGATCGATGGGTGCGCGACAATGCCGCCAACCGTTTTAGCGTCCATTCCGGTAGGTACCGGCACCGGCACTGTCTTCATACGCTCGGAATCGGGTATGAGCATCCAACCATGCTCAAGGTCAACGGAGCTTGACCTCATGCCATTCAAAAAGTCCTCATACTGGACTCCCTTGGCCTGAACATTCCACGCCGTGCCCTGCGAAGTCTGGGAAAGTGACCAGACTCGTCTAACCCGAGCGTTCACATACCGAACATCATATTTCGAGCCATCCTTGCGCAACCGCACCCACATGCCGCTCACGGCATTCACGTTACGCGACGGGTCATTGGTCAGCTTCTTCATTTTGGTTTACCTCACTTGTAAAGATTCGATTTTGATTGATTTTCTGGAATGAGTAGGCGGCTAGAAGACTCTCAGCATTCACCCTCTTCGGTGGCTTCGGTGTAGAAAACGTCGTCCATTTGGTCATTGTTGAAACGCTCATTGATGTAATCGGAAATTGCCTTACCGGTATCGTCTTCGTTAATTAGCTGACTAATGCGGGTATGGCTCACACCGTTACCGTCCAAAATGTAAGCGTCTTGCGCCCAACCATCTTCATGCTCGAAAGCCTTGTTATATTCGGTTTCCGTCACATATCCCCAGTCGCCAAGGCGATAGATGCCCTCATAGGGTTGGAAACCGTCATAGCGCGTCAATGGCGATAGTTTTTCGTCAACACGTTCCACCATGTCGGCAACATCTTTAACGGTAATGGACATTTTGAATCTCCCTTAAACAAGAGGGGCACGGCCACAACGCCATGCCCCACAACGATTTATTAACGATGGACTCGCACCATGTAGCCCCTACCCCACGGGACTAGCTCCACGGGATAACCTTTGGCCTCATAATGCGATTGAGTGGCAACAGCCACGGGAAACGACTTGCAACGGTAATGGTCAATCATGGTCGATCACTCACCCATATACGCAACTGGGTTAAGTTGCATGTCGATACGCCGCCATGCCCTGACCAATTCGGCGGTAGGCGCGTACCGTTCGACAGCCGACCGGCTACCGTCGTACCGTGCGGCCATATCATTATCAAAACCGATAACAGTATCGGCCATGATATGACGCGCCTCTTTCGACGTGATGGCCTCACAATGCCAATTGCCATCAAACACGTCGTCGGCAACCCAAGCGTCACGCTCAGCCCTCGACTCGAACACGTAGAGCTCACCCGGCCATGACCCGTCATCCCATGTCGCGCCGATACCATAAGCCCAGCGGAAAGCGTAGAAGTAGCGTGCCATCATGCCACCGCCTTAAACTCATGCGATTGGATGAAATCGTTGCGGCTGCAGACGTTCTCAGGCGGGAAAAAATTACTCGGCCAGAACGTGAATGCACCGTCCTTGAAGTAGCCTCCTTCAATCCACTCGAAACGCTTACGCCGGACACGCCGAACGGTAAGCCAGACGGTATCGTATTTATCGAACGTCACCGTCTTGTCAGTGGCTTTGACGATAACGTAGATGTCGCCGGCCAACGATTGGGCCAACCAGCCAACGTGGAAGTCGCTTGGATTCAGTATTTCTTCAGGCATGGCACACCTCCATTAGTGTGATATAGGATCTATAGGTTTGATTGATTGAAATTTGCCCGAATGGGCGTGAAGCGCGGATAATGCGCCGCGCTATCGCGGTCAGGTCAGTTAAGCCGCCATCTTGCATGGTTTGACGGCATGATAACCGTCTCGCCCAGCCCATGCCACGGCTTCATCGAACCGCGTGAGCATATCCACCACGGTTTCGCACTGGCGATGTTCCGGGCCGAGCGGCACCATAGCCCAGTACGCGCGCCCGTCCGGCTCATAGAACCGGTACTGCACTACAACCGTATACGGGAACCGGCCCAACAGCGGCTTATCCCACTGCTTGACGCTCACGCGGGTATCGTTGATAACGGTCTGTTTGATGATTATCCGAGACATTGTGAATCTCCCTTGAATTGATGAAGCGCGGAGACAGCCGCGCGACTGAATGAATCTGATTGAAAGACTTAGTAGCGTTCGCCGATTAGCACGCCGTCTTGGTAGATGTACAGTCCGGTACCGCGTCCGTTGCCCATTCGAGCACTATCCCAGTAGCAGAGTCCAGCTTGACCCGAGCCGTCTTCGTTCTCACATTGCGGGATGTTCGCGGTATCACTACCGCAAGCGGATAGGGTGAAAAGTGTGATTAACGCGGCTGAAGCCGCCAGAATTTTACGCATGGTTCCTCACTTCCATGTGAGGCGTGCTAAGATAGCACAGCCTCGATTTGATTGATTGGTTAGAGAACTTTCAACTTAAGGCACGCGGCTAGGTAGTTGGCGCTACTTAGCCGCATTCTTTTAACGCATCAGGTCGCTCGGTTGGCAGTTGAGTGCACTGGATATCTTCAAAGCGTTTTCAAGAGTCATGTTCCGAACGTCTCGCCGCCCGGTCTCATAACTGCTGATGATTGTTCGCGCTATTCCAGTGCGCTTGGCTAGCTCAACTTGTGTTAAGTCGGCTTGTTTGCGCAGTTCCTTAAGTCCCATAGGCTTACCCGCTTTCTCTAGTAGTAGGTAAACCAATTATGACAGCAAAATGTATCATTTGCATGTAGGGAAACACTGTTAAGTTCTCAAACTTGCTTTTGTCTTGCCCGATTGGGCTTGATAATTGATAGCATAACGTATCATTTTGGTTTAAACAAATCGGCGTGTCGGAAAACCAGCACGCCGAACAGCTCACACTGACGCGAACTCACGCACCAGCGCGTGCCGCATGATGTCATCAGCGGACACGCCACGACGTTTAGCGACGGCATCCAACATGGCCGACATGTCAGCGCTTAACGAAAACGTCCGACTGACAGCATCCGCCTGAGCGACAGGAACGACAGGCCCGGAATACACCGCACCCGGCCTTCCGCCGAACTCGCCGTTATCCGCATCGTCGGCCCACTTGTCCAACATGTCATCAGTGACCACACGGCCACCCTTCGCAACAAAAGACATGACACTTCCTCCTTTACAAAAGTTTCAGTTCCCGCAGCACCTTCGGCGTCGCACGCATGGCATGGAACACATGCCAACGATCCGACTCATCTAGTACCGCCACCATTTCCAGCAAACGCCCGTACTCGTCGTATCCAACCGCCACATAACGCAACGGGTCGGTATCCTCACGCGCCATAAACCGCACGACGTTCGACCATGCCACGCGCACCGAATCAGCGGACACGTCGGGATGTCGAGTCTGGATACGCGGGTCAACGACGATATCGCCAACCGGCACGGCTCACCACCTTTCGATATAACAGGTTCCAGCGTATCCCGTCCACCTTGGGACACGCTATGAGTGCCTAGACTATGGGATAAACCCAGTGAGCTAGGCCGACTGTGTACAAGGCCCACAGTCAGGCGAAGAATTGATTAGGGCACACACCTAACAACTAATCGTTAGTGTTTTCTTTTGGCTTATCAGCCTCTAACAGTTTGCGAGGATTACTCACGCGCAAAGCGTCACAAATTTTCAGCGCAACGCCAAGTGACATGCCCTCAATCGGACGCCGCCCATTCTCGTAATCAGCGATACGCCCATAGCCAACTCCGTCGATTTTATCGGCTAGTTGACGTTGGGTATATCCTCGCTTCTGCCTTAGCTCCCTTAGACTCATAACCCACCTCACTTATGATCGGTGGGCCCAATTATACAATTCCAGACGCTCGGTTTAGCCGTCGCAAGAAGATATCGAGATATCTCCATGTCTGCCACCATGAGTGGCAACGTCTATAGCGGGGACAATTCCATGCCGGATACCCGCTCTCTTATCCTCACTAGCCCGGTAGGCTAGACGCCGGTAGACGCAACTCATTTATGCAACCTTGTTTGACGTACTCTCACTACGCAGATTACAACCGACTTTCGGCAACACTTTTTAGTTATCAATGAGCATGTCCGCCTGATTACCCGCCGCTCACTATGAGTTTTGGATAGAGGGGACTAAGTGCGCGACTAGGGACTTGCACCCTAGCGTTAGCCACTATGGCCGCGCTGATTACTTGTTGAGGTCATTCCACACGTTGTCAAACTTGCGGTATAGCTCGGCGGGGTATTCCTCGTTGTCGTCCATCTCGATACCGAGGGACATGGCCGTGAGGTCAAGCACGTTGTCATAGGTGCAGGGCTTACATACCGTGGCTAGGTCTACCGCCGCTCTAAAGGCCTTGGCTTTAATCTCCGTGGTGTTCATCTCGGGGTTCCTTTCTTGGTGTTCCGTGGTTGATAGCTATCACTATACATGCACCCCATACGGAGTGCAAATCGGTATCGCAAACCACCACCAAAACCATTGCAGCCACTAGCATTCCTCGGCGTGTCGAAACTTACGATTCACGACGTAAAATCGCGGGTATATACCTTATATACCAAATAAAGGCTTAACGAGAATATTCTCAATAAGAAATATCAAAAACAAAACCTGAGTCCACCACACTCAACTCTCGAAAGTTGAGCCACGACACACCAAGATTGACAAACCACACCACACTGCTATCATTCTTCGCCTACACACGGGCACGACCACACAACAGCCAGGACAGCCCCACACCCACCACACACAGCACACGGCCACATCACGGCCACACGGATAGGGCTAGCCACGCCACGACCGCACGACCACACACACCACGCATAGGCACGCGCCGCCCACACACACCCATACGCACGCCCACGCACACACCCGCGCGACACCACCACCAACGAGTAGACACGCCCACATAGGGCCGGGAGGGGTACCCCCACCCAATAAAAAACAAGGCCGCTAGGTGTCTGGTTTCGCCCGTGAATGCCGCTCCCAGACTTTTTTGAATTAGCGTGACATGGTGTGTCGCACCAATGATTGCAACGGTTTTCGGGCTGTGGTCTTTTCCGGTTTCTGTGCAACGCTTGTTGCAACGCTTGTTATGAGTAAACTGTCGTGTAGATGGATTGTCGGGGATTGGAGCAAGGCTCAGATTCCTGACAAATTATTATTCACCCCGTATGCCATTGGCGTCGGGGTTTTGTTTTTGCCGTGCCTTTAGATCACATCAACAGACAGTGTTGGTGTCGTTTCTTGAACCGGGGCGCGGTGTGGACGGTTGGCAGAGTCCGGTTGATTGCAGTGGCTTGCTAAGCCGCCGAACGTCGTTTTGGCGTTCCGCGAGTTCGAATCTCGCACCGTCCGCGAAGTATCGAGGGTCGCTCCCTTGGTGCTTTATGAGGTTGGCTGAATAAACCCGGATTGCATGTATGCCGGGTTAAGGCTGCGTCACGGCTTAGCGGCACCCTTTAGCGGGGGAAGTGTGACGAGGAACGCTACAGCGGTACACGGTTAGTGCATCACATGCTCGGCGTTGGTGGTAAAACGCAATCCACCACCTCGCAATTCTTAGCTCATCTACATGTCGTAGAAGGAGTTTCCTAGGTCGTTTCTATGAAGCGGCCTTTGTTTTCCCGATCTGGTCTGCTACGTAGGGTCTGGGGGTGGATGACCTACGGGTCGCGCCACAATCGGGGTCTGGCGGTAGGCACGTGGAGTGCGCGTCGGCTGTAACCCGACTGCCTTTGGCAATGGGAGTTCGATTCTCCCTGCCGCCACAATCGCAATGTAGTGCCAAATATCTGGTTGTTAGGACTGGGGCTGAATACCTAGGGTGTCCCGGTCGCAGAGAACGTCGGGTAGCGCCCGGAGATCGTCGCATTATATTCGTGCGGCGCGTTGCGAGATTTGGAGAGGCCAGCCGATTGGCGGCGGCAACTGTTCCGAAAACAGTCTGCCCTTACGGGCGTGTGGGTTCGACTCCCACTCTCTCCGCGGAGACGGCTGGTCGGACGTCTGACGAGCGAAATATTACGACCTATATGCCCGTGGCCGAGTGGTTCAGGCACCGGTCTCCAAAACCGGTTACGGAAGTTCGATTCTTCCCGGGTATGCGATGCCTTGAGAAGAGGCAGCTCTTGGCGGTGACAGCTTCTCAGTCATCGCCAGTCGCCGGCGGCGGCTTCACGCCATGCCGTACGGCAATAACTGAATAGCCTTCCTCTAGTGGGAGGCATGGCATTGTAGCTCAGTTTGGTGGAGCGGACGCCTCGTAAGCGTCAGGTCGCCGGTTCGAGTCCGGCCATTGCCTCTAGGTGCCGTCCGACCGCAGAACACGTCTTTTCTCTCGCTGCTTATGCTGCGCAACGGACGGCACCGTCCCCTTTATCAAGGAGTCGTCATGGCTTGGTCGAGTTCGAATCGCAGGGAACGGTTCAATCCGGGTTGGGAGCGGACTCGCAAGCTGATATTGGAGCGCGACCATCATCGCTGCCAGTGGCCGGTGACCGACGAGTTCGGCTTCACTCATATCTGTGGCCGTCCGGCCAATCAAGTGGATCACAAGGTTCGCAACCCGTCGCATGACGATGACTCCTCCGAGAACCTGCAATCCCTGTGCCAATACCATCACGAGCAGAAAACCTGTCAGGAGTCCGCCGAACAGCGTCGTAAGAACAGGGAGCGTCGGAAGGAAGAGGAATGGTATTCGCATCCGGCGTATCGACGGACTGTCTCGTAACGGGTTGCGGCGAGCTTGCCGCGGCCGATGGATTGTGCCGTAGCCATTACAATCGCAAGGCTTATTCCGGTAGGCCGGTGACGCCTATCCGTGCCCGTGTGTGTCCGATGTGCGGTATGGCGTTCCAGTTGACCCGATGCTCGAAGATTTTCTGTTCCCCTACTTGTCGCAAGCGGTTTCAACGGTTTCGGGCGAAGCACCCGTATACAACATTGGCCAGTGCCCCCAATCCGATTATCGAATCGGAGCCTTTGACTCCCGAGCCTGTGCGGAGCATGACGTATGGGGCTTTCACGGAGGCTGATATCTGGGCCAAGTGTGATGGCACTTGCAAGGGGTGCGGCAAGCCTGTTTCAAAAGACATTGACAGTCCGGACGCCGGTACTCCCGCGTGGATTGTCCCGCCCGAGGACGGTGGTGAGCCATCGTTCGAGAATCGGGCGATTTTCCATTACAGGTGCGTGCGACGCCACGTCTGACGCGCCTTCTGCAGAACGAAGCCCGTCATGGGCCGAAAGCTGGTGAGTCATGGCTGGGAACGGAAGGAAGGCGGCGAAGCCCAAGACGGGTGGCGGCTATGAGGTCGGAGCGCCGCTGGCCGAGGTGCCGGATGATTGGACATTCGAGGAATTGGAGCCCATCGGCCCCGAACTACCGGACGCTTCCGAACTGAATCTTCTTGACGGCGTGTGGAGCCCATTCGTCCGCAAATACTATGACGCTTTCCGCCGCACCCCTCAGGCGCGCCAGTTGCGCACGAAATGGGAGTGGTGGAATTTCTTCTACAAGCTGGCCGTCATGGACAAGAGCATCAAGAAACGCTCCTATGACGGTCTGGCCCCGGAGATGCGCCAGTCCATGAACCAGTATGGTGATACCCCCGACGCTAAACGCAAACTGAAGATGGAGGAGTCGCAGGCCAACGACATGGCCGCTGGGATCGTGGGCTTCCAGATTCCCGATGACCCGAACAACGATTTCGATGATCGTGCGCGGGCGGTGCTCTGATGCATGACGTCATTCCCAAGCTGACAGCGAAGGACAGGCAGCGTTCGCTGGGCCGTCTGGCGGTGTGGTGGATTGAGACGTTCACGCTCATCGGGCGCGGAGACGCGAAGGGCATGCGTATCCGCCACTCCCCCGAATACTTCCAGTTCATCATCGACTGCTATGCGCTTGACCGTAATGGGCGGCGCAGGTTCGGACAGGTGTTCCTCGCACGTCCGAAAGGCTGCAACAAGAGCGGTTTCGCCGCCGAGATAGCGATGTTCGAGGCTTTCGGCCCGTGCCGGTTCGCTGGTTGGGCGAAAGGCGGGGAAACCTACACGTTTCTTGGCAAGACCTATACGTATCGCAAGGGCGAGCCGATGGGCCGTCCGGTGAAATCGCCGCTCGTGGTCTGCTTGGCTACAGCTGAGGAGCAGACTGGCGAGGTTTACGACACCATCTACTACAACTGCACCGAAGGCTATCTGCGATTTTTGGCCGGTGATGGCATGGACGCGGGCAAGACCCGTATCCTGTGGCCCAAGACCGGCATGGAGATTCGATACTCGACAGCCGCCGCGCGAAGCAAGGACGGTGGTCTGCAGACGTTCGTGTGCTTCGACGAGGTTCACCAGTACAACAACAAGCGTCTGCGTGACCTGTTCGACATCATGACCCAGAATCTCACGAAGCGTGGCGTCGCCGCAGACCCGTGGTATCTGATGACCACGACCATGTATCAGCCGGGCGAGGACAGCGTGGCCGAACGCGCGTTCAAGACCGCGCATGATCTCATGGAGGGCCGTCTGCGTGGCTGGGAGGACCTGCTGTTCGACCATCGTTACGCCGACTTGGCGTTGGATGATTTCGCCGACGACGAGAAGCTTGAGCATGCGATCTACGAGGCGTACGGTTCCGCGATGAAATCACCTGACGGCAAGGATTACATCTTCCTTCCCGATGGGCGCATGGTGCCGGTCGGCCCCGATGGGCGTTCCGCCGAAGGCTGGTCGTTGAGGGACGAGGGCGTGGAGCCCGGCCCCTCGAAGTACGGTTGGTGCGATCTGCGGCGAACCGTGAAGAAGATTCTCGACCCCGCATATGATCCGAACAACGCGATCAGGTTCTACTTGAACTCGCTGGCTTCCGCCGTGGATGCGTGGCTGACCGAGGACATGATCAAATCGCATGCGGTTCATCGTGACATTGTGGACAAGGCCATCGCCTCTCGTGACCTGAACCGGTTGAACGACGCTTGGCAGCAGGTGGTCTCCGACACCGATGAAATCACGTTGGGCTTCGATGGCTCCGTGTCCGATGATTCCACCGCGTTGGTGGGTTGCAGGGTGCGTGACGGCATGCTGTTCCTCATCAAATTGGAGCAGAAGCCGGACGGCCCTCAGGGCGCGAAATGGCGTGTTGACCGCGACAGCTTCGACGGCAGGGTGCGTTGGGTGTTCAACCATTACAACGTGGTCGGCATGTTCGCGGACACGGACGAATGGGAGCCGTACATCGCGCAATGGGAATTGGATTACGGTGACAGGCTTCAGGTGTATCCGAGGTCGAACGGCTCGCACATCCGCTTCCCGATGAACGGCTACAAGCGTGACGTGATGAGCGAACTGAAGACCATGCGCGCCGCGTTCAACGAGCCCATGAGAACCATATCCAAATACGACGAGCCCGATGTGACGAACATCCAACTGTTCGCCGACCCTCGGCTCATCGACCATTTCCGCAACGGACGCCGCAAGGACAAGCCCGAAGGATACCTCGTGTTCAAGGAGACCCCGAACAGCCCTCATAAGATCGACGCCGCCATGGCCGGGCTCCTCGCCTACCGTGCCCGCGACATCTACTTGGGTGCCGCCGTTTCCAACGAAGAGGAGTCGTTCGCCCCCGTGCGCGTCTGGTGAATCTGATGAAAGGAGGCCGCATTGGCCGAACTGCAGAGCCTTATCCCCGGCGACGAGGAGCCTGACGGCGATGCCATGCTGCTGACCCAGCTGGCGAACGGCCTCGTATCCCGTATCCCGACCCTATGCACGTTGAAGACGTTCTATGACGGCAAGGAGCAGGTGCCGGTCAAATCGATTCCGAAAAGCACCAACCAGTCCGGCTACGCGGTCTACCAGAGGTTCGTCTCCATCTGTCAATTGGATTTGGCGAAGGCCATCGCCGATGCGGTGATACACCGCCAGCGGCCCACCGGGTTCCGGCTCATCGCCGACAAGACGATGCGTTCCACTAAGGCGGACGACATGTGGTCTCAGTGCCGCATGGAATTGAAGAGCCGTCAGATGTTCCACGATCTCGCCGTATACGGCAACGCCTACGCACTGGTCAACAAGAACAAGCTGCCATCGCATATCACGGTGCTCAGCCCGTGGAACACGTACGTCTCCTCGGACGAGGATTCGGCGGTCAACTACTGGTACAAGGCCAGCGAGGGCTGCGAATATCTCGCCCTCTACCGTCTGATACGCAATGATGACGGCAGCGTGAAGGACGTCTACTGCCGCATCGCCTACAACGAGACCGACTCCCGAAGCCTCCTTGAAGAAGGCGACGAGGAGGAGATATACGGCATCGCCAACGACGATTCCAAGATTCATCCAACGCTGTCACCCACGTTCCAATGGGATGGCGGTGCGGAAAGCTCCTATGATTTCGCGGAGAAATGCGAATGCCTTCCCATCGTGCGCATGCACGCGCCGGGCGGCAAGGGCCAGTTCGAGCCGCATATCCCTACATTGGGCAGCATCGACCAGCAGCGTTTCCAGCGTTTCTGCATTCAGGAATTGCAGGCGTTCAAGCAGCGTGCCGTGTCGATGAGCAACATGCCTCAGTTCTACAAGGAGTCCGACCCGCAGGTTCGTGACGGTTTGGCTCAGGCCGGAGACCGTATCGACTACAAGGATCTGTTCCAGCAGGGGCCCGACGCATTGTGGCTGGTTCCCGGTGACGCGAAGTTCTGGGAGTCCGGCGTCACGGACATCAACCCGCTCATCACCGCCGTGGCTTCCGACATCAAGCATCTCGCCGCCTCCTCCGGCACCCCGTTGGATATTCTCAGCCCGGACGTTTCCGGCAGCGCGGAAGGCGCACAGCTCAAGCGCGAGGGTCTGGTGTTCAAGGTCGAGGACATGAACGCGCGTGCCAATGACGGGTTCACCCGTCTCATGCGCATGGCGTTGGAGGCCGATGGCAACAGCGCCGCCGACGAACGGTTCGAGACCGTGTGGAAGCCCATCAACCCTCCATCACAGTTGGAGCAGGCTCAGGCCGCGAACTATTCGAAGGGCATTCTTCCCGTCAAGACGAACATGCGCCGCAGTTACGGCATGACCGAGATCGAGATAGCCGAGGCCATGCAGGACCTCATGGACACGCAGTTCGCTCAGGCCATGGCCTCCGAGAACGCGATGATCGAAGGCAAGACCTCCCAGCAGTCGGCGGGCGTCCTGCCCGACGAGACGGATTCTCTCGCGTTCACCGATACCACGAGTGAAAACGACGTGGTGCAGGCGGATGAGCCCCCGACCGTGGACGGTGAATGATGGCCGTTATGACCTTGGAGGTCGCATCCAACGCGCTCCAATCCTCACGTCAGAGGCTCGTCAACGAGTATGTGAGGCTGGCCCGCACCATGTGGCTCAGCCTCACGCCAGCCGACTGGTGGAACGACGCCGTGACCTACGGCGCAGCCGCGAGGCTCGCATTGCTGGAACTCGCCCTGATAGGCCAGGTGCGCAGGCTGGGAATCAGCTACGCTGACCAGACGCTGCGCATGGTGGGCGTCGCTCCCGCCGGCAATGTGCAGCAGCTCGTCTATCCGAGGGTCAACACCGACCCGTGGCTGGTGGCCGCACGCCCCGCAGAAGACTATCGCGGCGAGGCCGTCAAGAACCCCGGCATAAGGCCGGAAACATGGCCCAAGAAGGGTGATGAGCTGTTCGATGAGGTCAACAAGTGGCTGCAATCCGCGTTGCAGCGATTGCAGACCAACGTGTGGGACAACGTGGAACGGGCCTCCACCGACGCCACATTGGGCCGGTATCGCGGCAGCAAGGTGCTCGAATACCGCAGGGTGCTTCATCCGGAGCTTTCCCGTTCCGGTTCGTGCGGCCTGTGCATAGCCGCCGCAGACCGATGGTATTCGACCGCAGCCCTGCTCCCCCTGCACGCGAACTGCAAGTGCGGCGTCGCCCCTGCGGGCTCCGACTACGATCCCGGATTCCAATTGAACTCCGACGATCTCAAAAAGCTCTACGAACAGGCCGGAGGCACCACGGCGGCGGCGTTGAAGAACGTGAGGGTCAAGACCATCACGCACGGCGAACTCGGCCCGATTCTCATGGCGCAGGACGCGAGGGATACGCCGAACCCGGTTCCCGGCAAGGATTCCGACAAGTGGACCACGCCGGACCGGAAAACCACGCTCCAACAGTTCCAGCGGATGAAGGACCGTGCGATCGAGTTCTCCAAACGCTACAAGCAGGTGTCCGACACCGGCAAGGAAGTCCACTTCAGATACGAGGGCCGAACCTACAGGTTCAAGCCGTCGATCCATCTGAGGCAATCATGGGCATACCAACGTGCCCTGCTCAACCAAGTGCAGTCGATGCTCGGCACCGCTGCCTAACCAAGAAAGGCCATCATGGCTAACAATCAGGAGAATCAGACCGTCACGGACGGTTCTCAGAACGCCGGTCAGACCGTCACGGCCAATACCGGTACGGATTACATCGCGAACAGCTCGACCACTGGTCCCATCACCGCTCCCAATCTCGCCGCCAATAGCGTGACCCCCCAGAGCATCATCGCCAACGCAGTGACCACCGAGAAACTTGCCGCGAACAGTGTCGATGAGACGGAAAACGGCCCCGACTGGAAGGCATTGTCCCGTAAACACGAGAAGCAGGCCAAGGACAACTACGAGCAGCTTCGCAAGACCGAAGCCGCCTACGAGGAGTCCCAGAGCCAGCTGCATGACTTGCAGGTGGAAAACGCGCGCATGAAGGCCCAGAAGGCCCACCCGCAGATCAGCGATGACGTGTTCGCCCTGTGCGGTGAGACCGAACCGGAGAAGATTTCCGAATGGGCCGAAAAATACGCGGCACTCAATCCAGTTACGTCTCCGGTGAAGGCAGAACCTGTGCGGGAGAAGGCCGAACAAGGGGCACGTACCCGTGGCGAGGGAGACCCGAAGATTCGTTCCGGCTCGTTCGCGGACGGATACGCCGTCGCCAAGGCACGTCAGGAGCAGAGGCGCCAAGCCCGCTCCGCCAAGTAACCACAAACATTCAATCGAAAGGAAAAGCACATGGCATACGAGAATGTGCGCTCCACCGGCATCGTGACCGTGGAGGAGAACAACGAGTGGCGTTTCGGCAACCACACCGATGACGGCACCGTGAGCGTCACCCTCGACCTGTCCACGTTCAACGTGAACGACAAGACGAAGCGCGACAAATACCTGACCGGCCTGGGCGACAAGGCCACGACCATCTGGATCAAGAGCGGCATCCCGCTGGCCAAGATCACCGCCAGCGGCGAATACGGCCCGTATGACCCGAATGCTACCGATGGACGTCAGAACAAGATCGCCGGCCTGCTGGAAAGCATGGTGGAGATCAGCGTCACGTTCGGCGGCTGGGATGTGGTCAACGGTGCGAACGTCGGCATGCGCTACCGTGGTGACATCATCAAGAGCAAGCTGCCGGTCGTTCCCGCCGACGGCGCGGTGTGGGGCGGCAGCTTCTTCGACATCGAGGACGATACCGTCACCCCGCTGTCCAACGCTTCGGCCACCTCCAACATCACGGTTCCAGCAACGGTCACCGCGGCGAACATCACCGACGCCTCCACCGTCGGCCGCAGCATCCTGACCGCCAACGATGCCGCCGCAGCTCGCACCGCCATCGGCGCCGGCACCGGCAACTCGAATTTCGACGGCTCCTACAACAGCCTGAAGGACAAGCCGACGATTCCCCCCGCCTACACGCTGCCCGCCGCCACGGCGAACGCGCTCGGTGGCGTCAAGCAGGTGACCATCGCGGCGGGCGCCAGCGCGGCGGACATCGTGACCGCACTCAAGACAGCCGGCATCGCCAAGTAACCAATCCAACAACCCTTATAAGCCCGCCCATTGTGGCGGGCTTTCGTATATCTGAAAGGAACCCTCAATGAGTGGAACCCTGGAAAAGAACATCATCAGCCCGTCCGAGGCGTCGGGTGTGGTGCAGTCCGGCTTCGATTTCATCGACGGCCTGCTGCCGTTCGGCTCCGTGTTCCCCGTCAAGTCGAATGACGGCAAGGACACGGTGACGTGGCAGAAGATCATCCCGCCGAAGGAGACCGACGCCATGAAGTTCCGCGCCTGGGACGCGGAGGCCGCTCACGGCAAGACCGTCGCTCAGTCCGGCGAGAACTACACGGGCCTTATCCCGCTGTCGAAGATGGGCCACATCTCCGAACGCGACGTCATCAACCACACGGGCGATTCCACGTGGCTGCATGACAAGGCCGTGGAAATCCTCACCCAGTTGGGCCAGGAAGCCGCCGTACGCATCGAACTGGCCCGCATCGCCGCCATGGTGGACGCGAAGATCACCGTCGAGGAGAACGGCCTGAAGGCCAACACGTGGACGTTCGACCGTCCGACCAGCATCTCCAAGCTCACTCCCGCCAAAGTCTGGTCGGACGTGAAGTCCGATCCGGTCACCGACGTGCAGAAGTGGGTGGACGCCATCAAGAAGGAGCGTGGCCGTACTCCGGGTGCCGCGCTGACCACCAGCAAGGTCATCGACGCGCTGCGCACCAACGAGTCGTTCATCACCGAATACACGGGCGTTTCCCTTGCCAATTCGAAGCCGCGCCTGACCCGCGCCGAAGTGCTGGACGTGCTGCGTACCGCCTGCGGCCTCGCCGACGTGCGCATGATCGACGTGCTGTACACCGACCTTGAGGTCAACAACGGCTTCAAGATGCCGGTGGACACGAACACGCTGATCCCCAACGGCACGTTCATCATGTTCCCGTCGTTCAACGATACGGGTCTTGGTTTCACCGCCTCCGGCCCGACAGCAGAAGGACAGGATCCCGAATACGGCATCAACAAGAGCGTGAACGACGGTTTCATCGGAGCCATGTTCTCCGGTGGCGCCCCGGTCAAGTACGACCTGTGGGCCAACGGCACGATGATGCCGATTCTGCAGGAGGCCGTCAGCACCGCGAAGGCTTCCGTCCTCGGATAGTAAGGAGGGGTCGTGGCTTCCATCGATTCCATCGACTGGCTGAAATGGTTGCGGGTCAACGCGCTCGACCAGCCCGACCTTCTCCTTGACCGGTTTCCCAACGCATGGCTGCTCAATGAGTGCGGGGTCGCTGCCGACATGGTTCAGGCTGAATGCCAGAACGTGGCCCCGCGTTATCAGAACGGCCTGTTGAAGGAGCGCACGCTTGGCTATGTGGTGAGCCAGATGGTGTTGCGTGTCGTCCGCTACCGGCAGTTCAAGACCGAATCGAACGGCAGCTACTCGTATACGAACTTCGATGCGCAGGACAATCCGCCCGGCAAGGACGGTTCCATGAACCTGTACGTGTCGAAACGTGAGAAGGCGCTGCTGGAAGGCCATTCCGATTCGATGGGCCCGATGGGTACCGTGCATATGGGTTTCGACCGCGCCTACGGCATGTGAGGCGCTTATGGAGACCTATGACATGGGCCACCTCTACGACGGGGTGGACATCGACGAGCTGGGCGGAGGTCACCTGTACGACCGTACGGAATTGACCGGCCATGGCGTCCAACAGTTGTTCGATACGGATTACGTGATCGTGGTCAACCGTCGTCATGTGCAGGACGCGCATGGAGGCTATCACGAGCAGGTCGGCGACCCGGTGAAGGTCGTGTGTTCGGTCGAAGGCCGGGCGCAGCAGGCCGGCATGTTCTCCATCAGTGGCGCCGAGGACAAGAGTCCTTCCGGGCAGAACGGCGGGGGCCTTCAGGAGGTCACGCCCTTGCAGATTCTCGCACGCCAGTGGCCCGGTGATATTCATTCGCGTATCTGGTACAAGGGCGACTGGTATGACGCCGATGGCTATCCGACATGGCGTGGCAGCGGCAGCGTGCTTTCCCGTCATTGGGAGGTTCGCTGCCGTCGCGTGGTCATCGGCGGCTACGTGCCCGGCGGCATTCCCGAACCCGTATGGTCGAAGGAGGTGGGCGCCGATGAGCCGCGTGACCATCAGACCGGGGATAGGCCGTGACGTGGCGCTCATGTTCGGCCCCTCGATAACCCTCGCCGCAGCCAAGAAAGCGGCCGTCATGGTCAAAACGCAGATGGGGGTTGGAACGGTTGACGACCGTAATCATGCGGTGGCGCGAGCGGACTTGACGGATCGCATCGACGTCTCCGTCCGCCCCGGCCATGCGCAGGATCATTCGGTCGTTCTCAGCGTCAAAGGCCGTGAGGGAACGGAAATCGCCTCGCATTTGGAGTTCGGTTACGTCAACAATCGTGCCGGACGTCGTTTGGCCGGCATGCATTCCATGCGCAACGTGGCCTCGAAGCTGAAGGTGTAGGCCGTCATGGACAACATCTTCAAACACCTCGCCATCGATGTGAGGGAAAGCATCGACGCCGAACAGGTCGTCTACGAACTGTTGAACCGTGAATATCCGAACGAGGATTGGGCGTCGGTCGCAGTGTACAGCGAAATCGACCTCGACCTGAACGCCGTGACCGAGAACGGCCGGGTGATTCTCTACGAGGTGTCCCCCGGCCAACAGGTTGACAGGGGCTTGTGGCGGTTCACCGTATCGTTCACCGTTCTCGCCGCCGACACGAACAATCCGAGCGGCCTCGCCCGCAACCTGTACCGCACCGTCATGGGATGGCCGTTCGAGGAGAAGACCTCGGCGGGCAAGATAAGCCGCATCAACAGCATTGATTCCCCACAGCGTCGCAGCGACGCCAAGGAGAACCAAGGCAAGAACATCAAGGAATACGGTTTCGACGCATCAATGGACGCGCGGGACCTCATCTGACCTACAGGGGTCGGCCACATGGCCGGCCCTTTTCTTTTACCCAAATCCAATATCCGAAAGGAACCATCATGGCTATTAACGGCGATGCGCTGCTTCAGGCCGCGCGAGGAACCGTGTTCACGGCCCCGGCCAAGACCTCCATCCCGACTGCCGGCGTCAACCAGTTTCTGTTGAACTCCGGCAGCGTGAAGGTCGGCACCGCGGACACTCCCGTTTGGGATAATCTCGGCCACACCTCCAATTCCAACAAGATCAGCTTCAGCAAGGACGGCGGCGACACCACCACCATCGACACGTGGCTAATGGCCGCCGCACGCACTTCCACCGAAGCCCCGACCATCACCGTCAGCGGCGCCAGCGTCCAGGGAGACAAGGCGACGTTGAAGAAGGTCACCGGCGGCTGGGATGGTGACCACGGCGGCGTGATCGTGCCCATCAAGCCGATCGTGCAGAAGCTCGCCTTGTTCGTCCTCGCCTACGATGACGGCGACAAACTGTCCTTCGGCTTGTATCTGCCGGAGACCGATTTCACGTTCGACACCATCGACCTGACCGGCGACGAGTTCGCCGAGTTCAGCTTCAACGCGGTGGTCAAGTCCACCGATGCCCTGAAGAAGGGCCCGAACGGTGAGACTGGAGGCTACGCGCTGTTCAGTCCGGAGGATTTCGCTGCGAATGGTGGAGGCCAGTCAGCCACAGTCGAGGCTGGCAAGGATATCCGGCTCGCGGGCCAGCCTTCCACTCTCGGCGGGGTGAAGCTGCCGGCTCCCACCGCCTGACATTGATTCATCCCCATACGGTTCTCCTATCCGGGCCGTATGGGGATTCTTCATTCACGGATAGGGTTTCACGGATAGGAGGACGGCAATGACCGCCAAGAAAAACGACACCGAGACTCCGAAGAAGGAGTTTCCAGAAACTTTCGGCCAGCTTGTCGAGGAATACCCGGAGTTGAAGGGGCTTCCAGAGCTGGTTCCCGCATACGACTTCAACGCGGAGCAGTCCGCTGATTTCACGGTGCTTCTCACGCTTCTCGACACTCAGATGCCGGGGTTCGACGCCAAGGATGATCTGATGGACGCAGCCCTGCTCGTCGCCCGCGTCGTATCCATCTCCAATGATTTCTACAAGGGTCTTGCCAAGGACGAGAAGGCTTACGAACAGTGGGCCACGGGCCGTGACGGCAACGTCCTGTTCTCAGCGTTCCTTGCCCTGAGCATGTTCTACAGGGTCGAACTGGGAAAATCCGAAGCGTCGAGGACGCCTACCGAAACTGCCCGGTCGAACTGACCTGCGACTTCAGACGCTTCTACAACCTTGATATGCCCGCCGCCATCCACGAGTATGACGGCGGGTTTCTCGTAAGACTCCTGCAGGGTTTGTCGGGTTATGACGAGTCCCTGTACCGCGAATGGCTGCTGAACCATCCCATGCGATCCGAGACCGCCGATGAGGGCGAATCACGGCGCATGCTCTCCTATCACCGTTATTCGCAGGACACGAGCCTCCTGTTGGGCATTTTCAACCATGTAGGCGCGTTGACGTGCGGGCTCATGGAAACCAAGAACGGCAAGCACCCAGAGTTCACTCCGATTCTTCCCCCGGACACGGAACAGCCGAAAAAACCGGTCGAGGCGAGCCTCGATTCGATAAAGGCCCTGTTCTCCTCCTGATAACCGAAAAGAGGTTCACCGATGGCAGTATACGAGGGCGGTGCCGTTGGCATCAGCATCTACCCGGACACCACGGAGTTCGGTTCCGAACTGCGCCGCAAGCTCGCCAAGTACGCGGATGACAGTCTCACCATTCCGCTGAACATCGACGTGGACGACGCGAACTGGACGGCGGCGAAACGGCGCATCAACAACGACCGTCTCTCCAAGACCGTCGAGGTGCGAGGCGATACGAGCGCGCTGCGCAAGGCCGTGCAGGATATCGAGGAGCGTGACATCTCCCCGAAGGTCGATCTGACCAAGCAGCTGCGCGACCTGCGTTCCCTGCGTCAGAGGGTCGAAGCAGCCAACCGTTCCTTCCAGAAGTTCAACCGTTCGGTCGATACGAGTTCCGCCAAGTTCAAGCACAACAAGACGCTGGTGAAGCAGTACGGCGACGCGATGGACAAGACGTCCACGCTCACCCGCAAGTACGGTGACCGGCAAATCAACGTGCTGGATAAGACGAAGCGTCGTATCCGCACCCTGCAGGACGCGATTCTCAAGTTCAAACCGTTGGGTTCGAACGTCGTGGAGATGAAAGAGGCCAACCTCGCCATTGCCCGCATCAGGCGCGATATCAAACAGCTTGAAAACGATCCGGGCGCGAAGATTCGCATCGACATCGACCGTTACGCGAAGGTCATTTCCGACCTCGAGAACGTGGCCCGCAAGACCGACGAGCTGAACCGCAAGGAAGCCCGCGTCAAGTTCTACACGGACGGCGCGGACAAGCTCAAACGCGAGCTGGACGACCTTCGCCGCCGTTACGTGAACCTGCCCAAGGAGATAGAGGACTCCTACAGGCAGGCCATCGACCGCATGAACACAGCCGGCCATCTCGCCGGACGTGACAAGGACTTCAAATACGTCGCGAACCTCGATCTCGATGTGAGCGAGGCGCGGCGCAAGGCCCGTGATTTCCAGAACGACCACGACAAGCTGGAAATGGACCTCGACCTCAAGTCCGCTGCGGCTTCCGCCCACCTCATGTACCTGACCCGCCCGCGCAGCGTGGAGATCTACGCAAGATTGCATGCCACGGACATGGGCAAGCTCATCGACGGCATGCTCTACGGGGCCACCGGCCTTCGCGGCGTCAACAACCAGTTCCAGCGATTGGTGAACCTGTTCGACACGTTGGATACGAAGGTTCCCGTGCTGGGTGCGGTGGGCACCGTCATCGGCGGATTGTCCGCCGGAGCGGTGAACCTCTCCTCCAGCGTGCTCGGCGTCGCCGCCAGTCTCGGCGCCATGAGCAAGGCGGCTTTCGCGGCTCCAGCCGCCATCACCGGCTTGGGTGCGGCGTTCGTCGTGCTCAAGCATGCGTGGGGCGACAAGGGTGCCACGTTCAGCGAACAGATCGACATCGCGTCCACGAAGCTCGCCGGTTTCGGCGACGCGATGGACGAGGCGTTCTACGGGAAGGCACGTCCGGCCATCAGAAGCCTGATGGACGATGTGAGCGGCACGCTTATCCCCGGCATGACCGGTGTCGCTTCCAGCGAGGGCAAGGTGGTCGAGGGGCTGGCGGACATCATCCGCGAGTCCGACAAGGCCGGCGAGCTTTCCACGATTTTCTCCCGTACTTCCGAGGCCGTGGACAATCTCAATCCGGGATTGCAGAGCGTGGTGAAGTCGTTCCTCCGCTTGGGTGACGGCACCAGCCAGTACCTGCCGCGCGCCGCCTCCTATTTCAGTGATATGGCCTCGAAGTTCGCCGACTGGGTGGATAAGACCCGATCCACCGGCGAGATCGTCGCGTCGATGAAGCAGGTGGTCGAACAGGCCGGTTATCTGAAGGACTCGTTCAAGGGCGTGTGGGGCATCGCCACAGGTCTGTATTCCGCGTTGGCGGAAAGCCAGAACGGTCTCGAGGGTTTCAGCACGGTTGTAGGCAAGGCCGACCGTGCGGTGAACTCCGCCAGATTCCAGACCACGCTCAAGGCGTGGGCCAAGGGCGCGGAAGCCGCGAAGAACGAGATGCGCAACGCCTTCTCGGACATCGGTTCCGCAGCCTACGAGCTGCGCGACACCACCGCCGGAATGTTCACCGATGCAGGCAATACGATAAGCTCGTTCACCCGTAACGCGAGCCGTCTTCTGAAGAACTCGAAGGACGGTATCAGCGGCTTCTCGTCGGGAGTGTCCGAAGGATTCCAGAAGGTGTTCGACGCGATCGGCGACGCGAGCCCCGCGTTCAACCAGCTGCTGAAGACCGTGGGCCAGCTGTCCAAAACGTTCGGCGGTACCCTTGCCGCCACGTTGAAGGCCAGCGCGCCGCTCATCACCACGGTCGCCAAAGCCGCCGAGGCCACCGCCAATGCGTTCAGCAGGCTGCCCGAACCGATTCAGGCCGCGATAGGCCTGTACGCCACGTTCGGCAAGGCGGGCATGACCGCTTGGAACACGGTGAAGACCGGTCTGGTCGAGAACACGCTGCGCATGGTCGAATACCAGAAGGCGTTGAACGGGCTCGGCGTGACCACCAAGACCGCCGGCGCGAGCATGAAGGATGCGGTCAGCGGTTTCATCGCCGCCAACCCGGCCTTGAATGGCATAGCCGACAGCGTGAGGAACGCAAACGGCGTGCTAGGAAAGACCGGTGCTTTGGCCAAAGGTGTCGGCAGCGCCGTGCTGGGCGCGTTCGGCGGGCCGGTCGGAGCCGCCGTGACCGCTGGCGTGGCCGTGGTGACTGCCGCCTACTCGGAGTATGTGAAAACCGCTCAGGCCAATGAGCAGGCGTCCGAGAACATTCGCACCGCGTTGGAGAAGATACCGGATTCCGCTCAGTCCGCAGCCGAGGGAATCACCGAGGTTGGCAAGGCCATCAAGGAGAATTTCGACAACACGGATTATTCCGGCACGAAGTTCGACTGGTGGTCGGATATGACCACGGGTTTTGATTCGGTGAGCGACGCGGCCAAGAAGCTCGGTCTCAACGTCAGCGATCTCACCAAGTCCGTTACCGGTTCGCAGGCCGAATACCAGGCGACACTTGACCGGCTCGATGCGACGATTGAGAAATACAATGTCAACGTCGGTCATGGCATAGGCAAGAACGCCGATCTGGCGAGGGCCGCGCAGAAGGTGAAAACCGCGCTTGAGGATCAGCGCAACGAGTACATAGCCAATTCCGAGGCCATTGCCCAAGCGAACGGGTATGCGGAGGGTTATGCCACGAAGCTCATCAAGCTTGGTGAGGATTCCGATTCGGTGTCCATCGCCATTTCCACTCAGGCCGAACGTACTCAGATGCTGGCCAAGGCTCAGCAGACTGCTGCGGATTGGGCAGAACGTCAACGCACAGCTCAGCAGAATGCGTTGAACGCGGCTTCCGACTACGGTGAAACGTATTCCAATATGGGGGATGCGATAGCCCGCGTCAATCAGTTGGCCGCGCAGAGCGGCCCGGTTTGGGATGCGAACGCTGCTGGCATCCAGGGCGTGACGGGCTCGTTCAACACGATGAGCGAGGCCGGTCGCGAGGCGCAATCCGCGTTGGAGAATCTGGGCAATTCCGGTCATGACCTGTTGAAGAGCATGGTCGAGTCCGGCGCGTCCGCCGACGTGGTGAAAGCCAAGCAGGCGGAATTGGCGAAGCAGTTCCTCGCCACCGCCGACAGCATGGGTATTCCCGCCGATGCCGCGCAACGGTTGCAGCAGATCTATGGTCTGACCCCCGAGGAGGTCACCACCCTGTTCAAAGCCGAAACGGAGCAGACCAAGACCGCTCTCACCCAATATCTGAGCAATCTGCGAGCCATCTTCCCCGGGGACGGTAACACGGCGGTGTTCCAGACCATTCTCGAAGGCATCAACAGTGGTGCCATCACGAGCATGGATCAGGTCAGCTCGAAGATGGACGAGCTACGCAAGAACGTCAGCACCGACGGTTCCGGCAAGTACACGATTGTCCTTGACGCCGATGGCACTCAGGCGATCGTCGCCACCGATATTGTCAAGAAGCATGCCGAACTGTTCAAGGCCGGTTCTGATGGTAATGGTTACACGACCAAGCTGAACGCCGACGATCTGACGAAAGCCACGTTGGATTACGTCGAAGGCAATCTCAACGCCTACGACCAGTTGGCTCCGTCCGCCGACCTGAACGCGAAGGACAATTCAGGCCCGGCAAAGGCCAGCGCCGATGCGAACGCCAGCAACTGGGATGCCCAGCATCCCACCGCGTCGTTCGACGGTGACGCGGCAGGAGCCGCAAACGCCAAGAGGTCGGCCTCAAATCAGGGTTGGCAATGGAACGGCAGCACGTATAACGCTCAGTTCGGTGCCAGTACGAAAAGCGTGTCCAGTTCCTTCTGGAGCGCCATGCAATCCGGTTGGGAATGGGCGAAGCAGAAGTTCTTTGCCGTGTTCGGTGTCAAACGCCAGAACGCTGAGGGCGGTGAGGTCGCTGGTTCGGGTGTTACCAAGACCGGACGTGTGGTTGGTCAGGGCAACAATACGAGCGATTCGGTTCCGTTGAATGCCTACACGGATGCGAGTACCGGTGAGTACGTGATACGTAAGGCCGCCGTGCAAAGCATGGAAAACCTGTACGGCAGGGGAATCATGGCCGCTATAAACGCGACCGGCAGCATTCCCAGCAAATACATTGCGGACGCGCGGCGCACCAGCCAGATCACCATGCCTTCCGGAGGGTTGAACGGCGGTTCCAAGTCCGGAGGCTGGTCGATGCCCATCGAAACCAGTTCGGGCGACACATACAACCAGACGTTCATCTATCCGAGCGTCACACCAATCGAGGTTCAGAAAAACAACAAGCTCGACCAGTACGCGAACCTCGGTCTCTTGCAGTAGGAGGAAATGATGCTCTCCACCATGTCCTACAAACTCAACGGGGTTGTGTTGGATACGGAGAACTGTCTGGTCATCGTGGGCTCCACGCTCATGCCGGGCATCAGCACCCGCAGAACGGTCACTACGGTGCCCGGCGTGAGCGGAACCCTGAATCTGGGTGTTCCGCCCGTGTTCGACGAGCGTGAGATCACGTTGAAAGTGGACGCCTTCACACCGAAAGTGTATGAGGAATCCTCTCGAATCATGCGATTGTGCTCCATGCCTAACCTGACTCTTACGAGGGTGAAGGACGGTGTGGAGCAGTCCACGCGGGTGGAGCTCACCTCGTTGACCGCCGACGATGACAGTTCCCATCCGAATAATCTGGTGTCGTTCACCGCGAAGTTCGCCATGCCGGACATATGGTGGCATGAATCGGAATATTGGGATCGCCCATTGCCATTGAACAAGGACGGTCTCGTGTTCCCGAAACCCGTCACCATCAACAGGTTCTGGACAAGATGGTCGGGAGAAGCGAACAACAGTACCTCACTGTTGGCGGATTTCATCACCATGTGGCGTGGTGAGGCCAACAATTCCGAGAGCCTATTGTTCGAGGGCGGTATCCCCGGCGACGGTTTCTGGGGAGACGCCCCGTTGACCGACATCGTTTTCCGATTCCCCAGCACCGTCACCTCCGTCTCCCTGACCGACCCCACGTCGAACACCGGCATCAGTTGGACGGGTGCGGCGGACAGTGCGAAACCTCTTTACATCAGGCCCGACATCATGCGCGCATGGCGTTCCGACTATGCGAACTCCTGGACTCCGACCGGCACGGACGTTTCCACCGGATTGGATTATCCGGCAGGCGGAATCCTGCAGGTATGGCCTGACATTTACGAACTGTACAGATTGAAGGTCACCGCCACGGGTGCGACGGGCGATGCGCTCATGCATGTGCGTCGCGCATGGTGGTGATGGGAAGGCACTTATGAAGAACCTCTCCATCCGTTTGAAAGCGTACAAGCCGAACGGTGACACTCTGGGCCTGCTCCCCCAGCCGTCCTCGTTTTCCGCGAGTTTCCTGCACGATGACACGGGCGCGCTCCGATTGGAGTATTCCCGTAAGGCGTTGAATGGGTCGATTCTTGAACGCAAGCTCGAAACCGGTCTGGAAATCGCGGTCGAAGTGTCCGATGGCGGCAAATGGCTGGAACCGTTGAACGGTCGTTTCGTGCTCATCTCCCGCAGTCGTGACGCCTTGGACTCTTCGGATACGGTGACGTTCACCTGCCCCTCCTATGCATGGTTGTTGAACAAGGCGCTCATGCTCGACCTCGCTCATCTGGAGGGTGACGGGGACGATAAGGGCAAGCGTGTGTTCAAGAAGGCCTCTGCCGGTCTGGTCATGCGCACGTTCCTTGATGAGAACAAGACCCGTGGCGGTATCCCCGTCACCTGCGGTTTCGACACGGGCAGGGATTCGGCGGGCGCTGCGTGGAAGAGCGTCATGACGCTTGCCTACACGCCGGGCATCAGCAGTCTCACCGCGTTGGCGAATCTCGCCGGCAACAAGATTTGCGACTGGGCTTTCGACAAGCGGACATTGAAAATCTGGAACATGGACTCCACGGCATTATGCCGTGATCTGAGCCGCATCTCCGTCCAATTGGCGCATGACGTGCTCGAAGCCCCGGAAGAGGAAAGCATCGAGGCATTGGCCTCGCATATTCTCGTGCAGGGAGATAACAACAAGGCTTTCACGAGGGATAATCCCGCAGCGCCTTCCCCTTGGGGCAAGTGGGAGACGTATCTATCCCAGCAGGGAATCAGCGATGATGATACCGCCGCCCTCTATATGCAATCCACTCTGGATACTGCGGCACGTGTTCGAGGCCAGTATACGAGGGCCCTGCGTGTCAACGATGCTCCGAGTCTTCCTCTCATCGATTACCGTCCGGGTGACTGGATCACCGCGCCAACCGTCATGCATGGGGAGAAGGTGCGTGTCCAGCAGGTCACGTTGAGCTTGGAATCCAATCAGTTCAAAGCTTCGGTCGTGTTGAACGACAAGGTTTACGATGCGACCGTACGTCAGGCGAAACGAGTACAGGGCATCACCGGTGGCGCCATCAACGGCGGCACCGGTGGTGGCCTGCCCGCTCCGGAAAAAGACCATCGGACGCCGAAGGCCGTGACTGGTCTTGTGGTGCAGACTGATGCCTATATCGGCAGCGACGGTTTCGCGCATGGTCTGGCCACGGCTTCGTGGTCCGCCGTGACCGAAGCCACGAACAACACGTCCATCGAGATCAGCAATTACGCCATTGAGTGGCGCAAGCACGTGGACGGCGCGCCCTGGCATTCCGCCGGCACGACCGATAAGACGCAGCTCGGTTTCGGCGGCTTGGATTGCGGCACGCAAATCGAGGTGCGCGTCAGGGCTGTGCCGACGTATTCGGACAAGCCTGGCGAATGGTCGAGCGTCGTGGTGGCAACTGTGGAGTCGGATACGACGCCATGCTCCGTACCGTCGAGGCCGGTATTGTCGTCCGAGCTTGGCGTGGTGACCGTCCACTGGGACGGCAGGACCTCCAACGGCGCGTCGATGGAATCGGATTTCGACCATGTCGAGGTCGGCGAGGGCGTCAATGCGTCCGGCATGACCGTCATCAGCGCCACCCAGTCAGGTCAAGGCGATTATCTCGTGACCGGTCTGGCAGCAGGTTCCCGGCACTCCTACGCCTTGCGTTCGGTCGATCATGCGGGCAACCGGTCCGACTGGTCGGCCATCGCCTCGGTGACGGTCGCGTCGGCGGTCTCGCCTGAAGAGGTCAAGCAAATCCAGCAGGATTTGGCTGACAACAAGACGGCGTTGCGGGATAATACGGCGAAGCTCGATCAGGCGCGGAAGGACATCCAAGCCAACAAGTCGAATCTCGATACGGCGAACCGGACGCTCACGCAGGCCAAGGCCGATCTGTCTCAGGCCCGGAAGGACATCGCGCAGACCAAAAGCGACCTGACCACCGCGAACGGAGAAATCTCGAAGGCGAAGGAATCCGCCGCGCAGGCGTATGCCGAAGCCCACAGCAAGAATCATACGTTTCGTGGGCCTGACATGCCGGACGCCTCCAAAGGGCTGATCGTCGGCGACCTGTGGCTCAAGACCCAGAAGTATTGGACTCGCTGGAAGGGGGAGAAGAACGCAAGCCCCTCACTGCTCGCGGACTTCTACACGTACTGGCAGGGGACTCCGAACAATTCTCCTTCCGTGCTTGTCCCGTTGGCCGACCGCGTGATCGATACGCTTGTCTGGGATGGCTCCAAGTGGAACCACATGGGCTATGCCGACGTGGAGAACAATGCGAAGCAGATCGAGCAGGCAAAGTCGGATATCGCGGACAATGCGGCGAAGACCACCGACGCCAAGAAGGCCGCCGAGAACGCCGCTGCCGCAGCGAAAAACGCGCAGGGCACGGCTGACACGGCCAATGGCGCGGCCAAGACAGCGCAGGACACCGCCAATGCGGCTACTGCCGCCGCCAAGAGCGCGACCGCCACCGCAGGTCAGGCCAAGGATGCCGCCAATGCCGCCCAGACCGCCGCCGAAAGCGCCAAGAAGACCGCCGGCAATGCGCAGACTTTGGCGAACACGGCCAACGCTTCGGCCAATGCGGCCAAGTCCACAGCAGTCAATGCTTCGAGCGTTGCGACCCAAGCGAAAGCCACCGCCGACAGCGCGGCCCAGTCCGCCACGGACGCGGCGAATGCCGCGCAGAAGGCGAATACGGCTGCTGCCGCCGCCGCTGGCGTGGCGAACGGCAAGGCCGACGTGCTGATCCAGTCCACTGCTCCGGCCACGTCGATGCGCAAGCCGACTACCTTGTGGATCGACACGACGAATGGTGCTAACACGCCGAAACGGTGGAACGGGTCGGCTTGGGCGGCGGTGACCGACAAGGCCGCGACCGACGCGGCCAATGCGGCTGTCAAGGCACATGCTGCCGCGCAGACGGCGCAATCAACGGCCGACAAGGCTCAGACCACAGCCGCGAACGCGGCCGCGCAGGCGAATCAGGCGCAGGCCGCCGCCAAGAAGGCGCAGACCACGGCGGACGGCAAGAACCTGATCTACCGTGGACCGGACGAACCCTCGCATGATGGGCTGAAGCCGGGCGACATGTGGTGGCGCACGCAAAAATACTGGACTCGTTGGAAAGGAGAGAGAAACAACAGTCCGTCCCTTCTGGCCGACTTCTACACGTATTGGACGGGCGCTCCGAATAACAGTCCGAGCGTCTTGGTGCCGTTGTCCGACCGCGTGGTCGAAGTCCTGACGTGGGATGGCACGCGCTTCACGCCGTTCAACCTCGTGGCCAACAATATTCTGGCTGCCGGCACGGTGGCCGCGAAGCATCTCGCCGTGGATTCCGTGACTGCCGAGAAGGTCAAGGCCAATGCGATCACCGTCGACAAGCTCGCCGCCAACAGCGTGACCGCCGAGAAGCTGGTGGCCGACGCGGTGACCGCCGCAAAACTCGCCGCTAACTCGGTGCAGGCGCGCAACATCGTCTCGCTCGCCATCACCACCGACAAGCTGGCCGCGAACTCGGTCACGACCGCGAAGCTCCGCGTGACGGAGGACATGACCGTGGCGCTCCTGAATGTCCATAAGATTCAGGCCGGCGACATCGTGTCCGGCGCGATCACCGTCGACAAGCTCGCCGCGAACAGCGTGAACGCAGATAAATTGGCGGCGAACTCGGTGAACGCCGACAAGATAGTGTCCGGCGCGATCACCACGGACAAGATCGCAGCGAACGCCATCACTGCGGTTAAGATCGCGGCGGGCAGCATCACGACGGACAAGGTAGCAGCAGGCCAGTTCCGAGGCTACGTCTTCACGGGCGCGATATTCCAGTCCAGCGAAGCGGCGAACACGGGTGTGAAGCTCAATTCGACCGCATTGCAAATGTGGGATTCCAACCATAACCAGACCGTCTATCTGGACGGTGAAGGCAAAAACAACTTGCTGACCGGCACGTTCCAGACCGGCCTGTCGGGCAACAGGGTGATGATAAGCCCCTCGTTCCAACAGTCCGAGGTCGCGGGCTCGGATAAGCTGGAGGGCGCGGGCATCCAGTTCTACCACGGCACCGGCTCGTACAAACACCCGTACATCGCGGTCGAGTCCACCACGCAGCAGGAAGGCGAAGTCAGCGCGCTCACGTTCAACGGCGGCCACCGCGCGGAGCACGACCCCGGCGCGTTCGCCAGAATCGGCGAACGCAAGGGCTCCGACAACACCACCAAGGGCGGCACCGTGTTCCTCGCCGCATATCAGGACTATGACTCGCCCGATACCGGCAAAAAGCGCGCCTACCTAACTCTGTGGTCTCCCAAGACCGGGGACACGACCGCCACGCTCGCCGCGCAGGACCCCAATGGCCGAGTCGGCATCCAAGCCGACATCGACAGCGGATACCTGTACATGGGAGGTTTCTTGGGAAGCTATGCGTCCAGAGGCACATTTCAGTCGATGTACTGGGATGGGATCCACCACATCAGCCCATGGATGGTATTTCGGTTCAAGGGCTCGTGGACGCCGCCGAGATACGGCAGCTACAAGATCGTCGGCGGCGTCAACAACGCCACCGGCGACGCTCTGTGCACCAGCGCCCCCTGCAACGAGAGCAGCAGTGGGGCCGAGATCATGGTCCAGTCGATGCCCGCGAACGTCGGCGGCTACAGCATGTTCCCCGGCGGCGGCACCAACATCTGGTGCACGATGTTCGGATACCTGAGGAAATAGTGGAGGAACCATGCGAATCATCGGAGACCGGCTCTTCATCGACCTGCCGGGAAGCGGCGAACCATCGCCGGACGGGCGCATCGACGGCGGCACGGCATGGGGAACCCATTTGACGGACATCGCCGCCACGGGCCTGCTGCTCGGCACCACGTCCGACATGGAGACCGTGGCCATGATGCTCGATGTCTCGAAACGCGTCGCCGACCCCGGCGTCATCGACGCGGAGTCAGGTCGCAACGCGTGGACGAGCGCCTACGAGCAGTTGGAGCATGACGCGCTCGTCGACCTGAATCAGGTGCGCGCCGCATCACTGCACCGCGCGTTCAAGGCGAACGGGGCGCTGGCCGCCGACGGGCGTGCGGAGACCCGCCGGCTGTTGGGCTTGGATGCCACGACCATAGTGGACTCGTACGAGGCGGACGCGGCTCTCGCCGCCGCGCGGGCGTTGGACGAACCGAACGCCGGCGAGCCGGTGGAGCCGTCGATACGGTTGCTCGCCGGCGTGGACGCCACGAGCCTCGCCACCCTGCTCTCAGAGCATGCGACGGAAATCGCCCAGGCGAGAACCAGATTTCTGAACGACGTCACACAGACCATCACCGATAGGAGATAACCAATGACAGACAACACAACCGAAACCCCGTGCAGGCGGACATCAACGACGTGCTCGACAACATGACCACGCAGCTCGCCAGCCAGGCGCGCCAGCTGGCCATCAGCCAGGCGCAGGCCATGAGCCTGCAACGCGACGTCGCCACCCTGCAACGCAGGCTCGCCGAGCTTGAGGCCAAGCAGGCCGAAAACAAGTAAGCGGCATCGACGTGGCCTGTACGCGGGATGTCGAGGGATTGGATGCCTTCCTCTCGGACGAATCCACCTTGACCATGCTGGACGAATGCGAGGAACGCTTTTACGAAGCGCTCATGCCAAGACAAAACCAACAGAATTAAGGAGACTGATTATGGCCGATGAGACCACTACCGATACCGCGCCTACCGTGACGCCCTCTGAGCCGTCTGGCGTGCTTGATTTGCGTCCGCCGAAGGAAAGCCTGCGCGCGGAATTGTGCCGATTGGGATTGGAGTTTTCCAGCGCTGACGGCACCGCCGAATCGTGGCGTGACTATCAGCGTGGCGTGCTTGCCACGTTCGACGATTCCGGCACATCCGTCAAAGTCACGGATGTTAAGACGAATCTCGGACGCACTTTGACGCTCGAAGAGCTTAAGGCCGTGACCCGTATCGACACGATGACCGCCGCCGACTAACCAGTATTTCCCAGTTTTTTCAACCCCTGCAATCCACGCGGATTGCGGGGGTTTCGTATTTAAGGAGACATTTTGACTCAGCAGATTCCAGCCGATGCGAACACCGTCATCGACCAGCTCTCGCAACAGATCGGCACACTCAACAAACAAATCGCAATCCTGTCCAGCCAGCTCGCGGCGGCCATGAAACTGATCCCCAAGGATGTGCTCGACAGTCTCGACAAGGAGAATCATGCAGAGGATTAACCTTTTCCCCGACCCGAATATGGCTAACACCATTTTCAAATGCGTGCCAAGCCGATGCACTGTGGATTTTCCGACCGTCAGCGGCTTCCGGTGGCTGCGTGCCACGACCAGTGCCAGTAGTGACATATACGCGCAATACATGCTTGCGGGAGCCAATCTTCCACCGGCCGGCGTGTATCACATTCACGCAGTCTGCTATGCGCAAGGCTCCGACGCATTGTTCCGCGTCTATGCGGGCGTCGGCAACGGATTCACCCTCCTGCACGAGACCGGCATCGCAGACAATCAGACGAGGTGGATTGACGCGGACATCACGATTCCAGCCAACACGACGCAATTGTTGATACGTGTCGTGCCACCGTCCACGGTCGGCAAATTCATACTGATTAGAGACATTCTCATCGAGTCCAAGTCCACTTACGACACTGCCGTTGGGGGGGGGCTTCCGGGCTTCTTCTCCGGCGACACCATGCCACTCGGCTGACGCCGCGCACCGGGCGGGTGATGTCCGATGATGGTGACGAACCTATGCACGAGCCCATCCTCGACCATCACCCTGCGAGCAGACGAGTGGGTGAATATCACGACCATTCCGAACAAGCCAGGGACGAAATATTGGGTCAGTGCCTATGTGAACGTCACCGGCGGCACTATCTCGTTGAGCATGTATGGCGACATCAGTGCAAGCCAACATGTCAGCTACCAGATTACCGCCGTCAATGCCGGTGCGATGTCAATGACGTATTCCGTCGTGTCCGGCAGTCCGACCGTCACCGTGACGAGTATGCTCATCTGCACGTTTGCCGAATATCAGGCGAACAAGACCCTGCTCGACAGCATCGAATATTTCGACGGGGATACGATGCCACGCGCCTAACCCTCTTGGGGGCGATGGCATGACCCTCATTCAAAATCTCATTCCCGACCCGCGATTCAAAAACGGAAATTGGTTAACGCTCAATTCGGCAGTAACGCCGATACCAGAACATGATGCCGTGAACGTGTCGAACACGACCGGCGACAATGACTCATTTATGGAGTTTAGTTTGCCGGACGTGTCCCCGTATCGCGGAGCAAGCATGACGTTTGCCTGCTCGCTCACCGCTATCGATGGTGGTGCGACGGAGTGCCACAACGGCCTGCTGTTTGTCTTGGCCAACAACTGGCAAGTGCTGGCATCGGGCGGCGGGGTGGCGAATGTCGGGCGGAAAAGCTTGCAATTCACAGTGCCGAGCAGCGTCACCGAACTCCATTTGCGATTGTATGCGCCGGGTGAGCGCGGCACCTTCCAGTGGCGGCACCCCATGTTGACGCGCACCGTGGACTACCAGCGGATGCTCAACGGTATCTGGGGGCAGCCGATGGACTATTTCGACGGCGACACGATGCCCCGGCAATGACAAAAATTTAAGGAGATGTAATGTGCTGCAAAATTTTCTAGCCGGTTTCGGCGGTGTGGGTGGCGCGTGCGCCCTCATCACCCTGCTGCTTAAAGTCTGGCCGGGCGCGTTGGACGCGTTGGCGACCGGATTGTACTCGCACGTGCAACCGAAACGCCTGCCATACGACAGTCCGCTTTCCCAGCATTTCGCGAAAACACGGACTCTGGGAGAGCGGACATCGAAGATCGACGACCGTATGGACGAGCTCTGCCGGGACACGATCAAGAACACGATCATCAGCCTGATCTACGGCGACCAGTCGCACGACCACAGCGAGGCAGTCCGATACGAGCTCGCCAAACTCGAAAAACTCGACGCGCAATGCTGGATAGTCAACGCCGCCGAAAAATACTTGGAGGACCGGCAATGACACGTCTCATGATCGCAGGCGGCATATACCTGCTGTTGCTCGCGCTCATCATCATATCCAATCATGGCGCGCACAGGCATTGATTTTTCACGCAGGTTTTTCAAAGCCATCCCATTCCGGGATGGCTTTTCTATTGCCCCTTGACTCGGGGCGGGAAGGAGAGGATGTGAAGATCCTCAACAAATGCAAGCCGCTACAGGCCCTCATCGCGGCACTGTTCGCCGTGCTGCTCGCGTCCGCGCCGGCGACCGCGCACGCGGACATGCAGGGCGTGGACATGAGCAACTGGCAGTGCGGCGCTGACGTGTACAACATGCAGGCCGACTTCATCGTGGTCGGCACCACGTGGGGCACGGGACAGGTGTATAACAACTGCCTCGTGTCCGGCGTCAACACGGATGCGAACCGTATGATCGCCCAGGCGCAGGCATCCGGCAAGAAATTCGGCCTCTACCATTACGCGATGGGCGGCAACCCCGAGGCCGAGGCCCGGTTCTTCTACGCCAACACGTTGAACTATTGGCGTCACGGCATCGTGGCGCTCGACTGGGAGATGGACGACAACCCCGCATGGGGCGATTGGGACTGGGTACGCCGATTCATGAATGAGTGCGAACGATTGAGCGGCGGTGTGCGCCCATTGCTGTACACCGGCCCGGTCGCCGGCACCATCCCGCAGGACATCCGCGACCGGTACGGTTTGTGGATCGCCCAATACGCCAACATGAGCCCGACCGGCTATCAGGCCAACCCGTGGATGATCGGCGCGTACGGCGAGGCCATGCGCCAATACAGCGGCACCGGTGTCGTCAACACGTGGAGTCCCATCGACCTCAACATCTTCCGTGGCGACGCATGGCAGTGGGACCTGTACGCCAACCCGACCGGCGGCTCCACGCCACCGGCCACACCGGCCGCGCCCGTGCAGCCGAACAACCCCCAGCCCACTCCCAACACGGGTGGCATCAGCCACATCATGCAGTGGGGCGAGACCATCTGGGGACTCGCCGTAGCCTACAACGCATGGCCCCTGTCCGCATGGCACACGCCAAGCGGTGACATCAACCGCTACTACGTGGGCGATGTCGTCACCTACGGCGGCGGCACCGCCCCCGCATCGTCCGGCGGGGTCTCCAAGGTCCTCCAGTGGGGCGACACCGTGTGGGATTTCGCCACCGCGCACGGTTACAGCGTCAGCCGCTGCACCGTACCCTCCGGCAACATCAACGTCTACTATGTGGGCGACGTGGTGACCTGCCGCTGAGACTCAACAGATGCCGCCACCCGCTTGACCGGGTGACGGCATCACCCCATCATCATCCCTTATTGATCGGAGCAAACATGACCGACAGCAAAAACACGACCGACACCGGCGAAACGCTTCCCGGCGTCGATGTGAGCGACTGGCCCGAAGCCGTCTACGTCACCCATGACGTGCCCGACTGGCTCATCCCCAGCCGCGTCTACGACATCCTCAAATGGCTCGGCCTCATCGTCCTGCCCGCACTCGCCGTGTTCGTGGGCACGGTAGGCCCCGCATGGGGCTGGCATTACGTGGACGCGATAGTTATCACGCTCAACGCGCTCGGCATCCTCGCCGGCGCGCTCATCGGCGTCAGCGCCATCAAACAACGCCTCGACCGCGCCGCATGACCACACATAGTTCGGCCCCGCCCGGCATCGCAGGCGACTCGAATAGAGTCAACCTGCGGCCGGACGGGGCCGATTTCGCGTTGTGGCAGAGGGCTTCGCGGGCTCGATTTCTGCCCACATTTTGCCCACATTTTCCGTAAAAACAGGTTAAAAACCGTTAAAACCGGTTAAAACGAAAAAAGCCGCTCAGCCCTACTCCCGCAAGGCAAAGCGGCCATTTTCCAACCCGTTCTCAGCTCAGCGCGTCCTTCAACAAACAGAAGAAGCACCATCCGCGCCAGCCGGGACATCCGAATCACAACCCGCACCCATCCAACAGCAACCATCAACCAACACCACTCGCCCAGCGCCAGACACTCCCGTCACCCCTCAGCCCACACCTCGACCGTCTCCCTCAGCCCCATCATGGGACGTGCCAAGCACCGACTCACCCTCAACTTTTCCTGACACTTTATGAGGGGAAGATGACGTTGATGTCATCTGAAACTTACATGGACATCTAAAAATAGGGCGTTTTTTGACGTTTTTCATTGATTGATGTAAGTTTTGGCGTGCCAAAACTTACATCAATCAAAATCCACGGCTTTTCTGATGACGGATAATGGCACTGGAGCTGTGTCTTCGATAAGGTCAATATCGAGCGTTTGATCGCCGCAGGATTCGGAGTCGCATACAACCCGGTACGCATGGCCGGCAAGTAGTCGCAGCGAATAAATACCACCGCCCCTCCCCCAGCAGTAACGCTGGACGGAGGGGCGGTTTTCGCGTATTGCGATATACCGGCATGGCGGTACGGGCTGTCACGTATACTGTAAATGTCATTTATGGCCCGGTTTCCGAACAGTCACCCGCTGGTGTGCGTGCCATCCCGTTCATGGGAGGATAGGAAGCCGGGCCATATTGCTATTGCCGTGGAGTGAAATGCCAGTAGGTTTCTTGCGACTGGTATGCCCGGTCAAAAGGCGATAATATTCTACCGTTCCTCATATCCCCAAGCATTCCCTCGCATAGGCTTCAACCTCACGGTTTCAGTACTTCTTACTTAAGGTACTTGACCCAACCTTTGTAAGTCAACATTTGCGAAGCTTCCTTTTCATCCCTATAAATGTATTTGGAATGCAGCCTTTGGATTTCAGACTCGTCAGTAGGCCACCCAGTTGGATTAGCGAAAAACATATTACGGTAGTGCAGGTGCCACATACGGTTGAAATAATTATCCGCGCATTCCGGTTTGAACATCATCCGGCTTGCACTTTCCCATATCGCAACTGCCTTATCTATGTCAGGCGCGTATTTATCTGACAGTACAAGCTTCCAAAGAGTGAATTGCTTAGCTCCATCAACCTTTACTTCATGCAGTACTCCGACATTGACAAGAGTTCGTAGTGCTGCGCGAATCTGCGTTGCCCGAGTACGCTTGCCCTCGCCTTCCATATCTTCTGCCAGACCAGTAGCAGTCCCCATATAGCAACGAGGCGGAAGGGGAATAATGTCATGGCACGAACCGGGACCGTATTCATTCGCGGCTCTGAAGACAAACGGAAGAGGAGACTGGGGGTCTGGAGTGTTTAAGCACAAGTACGAGAACACAGCTCTTTCATAAGGCCCAATATCCTTGTGCAATAAAAGCGTGTCTCGCAGTAGCTTGTCTCCTTGCAGATAGTTGTACAGCCCCATGTCAGTCCTTCTTTTCTCCCGAGAACGGTAGCCCAAAATACGCTCTTGCTTGCCTCTCGGCTTCTTCATTTTCTGATTGGTTCCCCAATAATAGAAGCCAAAGTTTGTTTTTCCCCGCGAAAGAGTTTGGTGCCTTCAACTCCTTCAAGAGTCCATAGGATCGCAAACTATTACAGGCCGAAGTAATCTTGTTCTTTGCCGCTTTGACTCGTACCTCAAGCTGCTTAATAGCTTCGGGGCTGACGTTCCCATCAAGCCCTACAGATACATCAATATTTGGACCTAATCCTAATCCTTCAATGATCTGGTTCTGTCCACCCCAATAGCACCAGTAGGGGCGTCCCTCTTTCTTCACTGCTTGGGCGTCCTCTTTGTTAATGCAGTGCAGTGCCATGAACATCAGGATATTTAGTGCGGAGTCATCAAGTGATGGCTTGCCGTCCTTGCGAATCTTGTTGAGCTTGCCTCGTGCCGCGAGGGCATATACGCGGTCTGCGTTTTTGTAGCCCACTATTTCCAT